TTGAAAGTATTAGAAGAAGTATTAATAGTCTTAGAACTAATACTAAAGTTCGTATGGCTATGAATAATCTTATTAATATATACTTTAAACGATATTCTTCTAATCCTATGATTATTGAAGGAATGATGAAGATTCGTGACCAGTTTGGTGATATTGATACTGCTGTTAAACTTATATCTGACCCAACTGAAATTGGTAATAATGAAGTTCAGATTATTCTTAAACAAGTTTATACTATGTTTAGCCGTGCTGAAATGTTTGAAACTAAGAAGAATGTTAAAGAATGGCAAGATGAACTTGAAAAGATAGATTCTATGATTGAGTCTCTCGATATGAATAAAGTTATTGATTTTGATTCATTTAGATTGCATCAGGATTATAATGAAAAATATATCGAAGAACGTAATAAAGTTCTTAATGAATATCATAAAGCTAAAAATCATAGATTTGATAGTATTGAAGCATTTGGAGATTATCTCCGTAAACAATACGCTCGTGATAAATTTATGTATGAACATACTGAACAACCTATTATTGCTGATTATTATAAAGAAGATTTAGAAAATCGTCAAATTGCTCTTGAACAAGGTGGACGTTCTTATATTGAATATAGGATGTTATCTGCTCAACTTTATGAAGCTAATAATGCTATTGACGTTACCGATGAAGAATCTTCCAATCGTATTGATAATATTAGAGCAAGGATGTCTGCTCTTAAGAGTATTACTAATGCAGCTGGTGCTGAAAAACCTATTGCTTTAAAGAAAGAAGCTGAAGCTATTAATAACTTCCTTACTAAACGTCGTGAGATTAATGAAAAGTATTTTAATAGTCAAGAATATGATGGTTTCCAAGAAACTTATCAGCGTTATAATAGTTTTATTAAATCTTACGATAATAAACATAGTGAAGAAAATCTTGATATCAAACTTGAAAATGCCGAATATCGCGAAGCATATGAATGGATTAAAAATAATGGTAGATTAGGTTTTACTAAAAAAGCATCTGATAAAATAGCTGCTGCATTTAAAACTCTTGTTGATAGAACTACTGCTATATCTTCTAAGACAAGACTTAGACTTAAAAATGTAGAAGGTGTTATTGATGATAGCGGAACTATTAATCCTATGGCTCTTACTGACGAGCAAATTGCTTTGCTGAAAGAAGAAGAGGAAAGTGAACTGTCTATCAAATATACTAATGGTGACGGTGAAATGATTCTTATTAAAGATGTTCCTAAGAATGTTCCTCTTCGTTTTAGAAAGAAGAAAGCTATTAAGTATAAACAAGACCCTGATAAAGCTTATACTATTGGACGTATAAATAAAATTATTAGTAAAGCTACTAATCATGATACAGGTAAGATTGATATAGCTACTTTATTCAATAACGAATACGTTACTGATACTGAACGAGAGGAACTGGCAAGATTATATGAACATCTTTATGATAGAGGAGTAGATAATAGTGATGAAGTAGGTATTTATTATACTTGGGAAGTTAACGAAGATGCTTATAATACTGCAATGAATTATTATAATCTTAATCTTAAAAATACTAAACAAGGTAAACAATTCCTTAGAATAGTTACTCATATTGGTGCTGACGGTAAAGTACGTCCTAACTTATTCTTATATGGATATAAAGTTCCATTTAATGATGTTATTGACAAAGAACGTACTGATGCTTTTTATTTTATTCAAGATAATATTAAATTTGTTCCTACCGAATATTATTATGAAGCTTTAAATAAAGCAAGTGCTGAAGGTCGTTATGACGAATGGTTTGAAGCTAATCATGTTTATAATCCATTTACTCATAGATATGAGCCTCTTAAAATATGGACTCGTATGCAAGCCAAACCTAATAGTGAACTTGCTAAGTCTGTTGAGTATGTTCCAAGTTTTGATAATATGGAACGTTCTGTTAAATCAGAATATATTAATCCTAATTATAAAGAGTTTGGTTCTAATTATAAGCGTGGAGATAGTCAATATGATTCTCCTATTAAACGTAATAAAAAGGAACAAGCTATGTACGACCTTATTCATAGAACTCTGAATAAATATGCTACTACTTATCAAGGTAAACGTTTTGTTGGTCAAGGTTATCTTCCTCGTGAACGTGAAACACAAGTTAATGGAAGATGGGCTTTAGGACAAATTGTTGCTTTGTTTGGTGCAAGTTGGCATAGTGGAGCTGATTCTGATAGTTTTCATGAAATTGTTGATTATTCTCATGATAGAGATGCTGAAATGAATATGCTTCAACTTCTTAAAGATAAAGGTTCTAAAGAGTATAAAAAACTTCCTAATCGTATTGATTATGAAAATGACGATGATTATAGAAAAGCTCTTGAAACTGTTCGTGAAGAAAATCGTCAAATTGCTGAAGAAAATCGTAAAATTGATAATAAGATAGTAAATAAAGATTTCCGTAAAGTTATGGAAGACTTTGTTTATAATGCTACTATATTTAATTCTCGTCAAGCTGCTAAACCATATCTTTATCTATTGCTTGAAGACCTTGCTGTTAATAATGCTTATATGATTAAAGGTATGTGGGATAAACGACTTGTTAAGGATTATGATACTTCTACTCGTGATGATTCTCAATATCGTAGAATACAACAAAATAATACTCGTGATTTAATTCATAATCTTGCTCGTAGACTTCTTTATAATCAATATCACGATACAAGTACTCTTCGTACTATATCTAACTTTATGCAGAATCTTACTTCTGCTAAATATATGGTATTTAACCTTTACGGTGGTATTGCCAACGTTGCTACCGGTAAAGTTAATATAGCCATGGAAGAATTTGCTAATGAATACTTTGGATTTAAAGAATTTGCTGCTGCTGAACGTAAATATCTTACTAAATCTCATGCGTTTATTGCTTCAGCATTTACTGATAAAGCTCCTAATTTTATAGTTGCTCTTTGTAAAGAATTTAAAGTTGTTGACTTTGACCAAGTTCTTCAATTTGGTGCTACTGCTGATAATCTTGACGCCCGTATGCGTAAAGTTCGTAACTTCATGTATAGCTTTCAGTCAAGCGGTGAACATTTCATGCAGAACTCTGTATTGTTAGCAATGCTGGCAAGCAATAGACTTTATACTGATAGTCGTGGTAATGTTCGTATTGGAGATTTCAAAGACTTTACTTGGGATGTTGAAGATAGAGCGATGAGAGATGTTCTTGCTAAACATAGCGAGTTGCTTACTAATTATGAACTTTATAGAAAGAGTATTGGTGAATATAATATTGAAACTCGTCTCGAACTTAGTATGGGACGTAAAGATTTAAATCGTAATTTTCTTTATAGTCTTCGTGACCATACAGACCCAAATATTAATACTCTCTATAAAAAGATTGCTGAAGAATATCATAAGAAAAGAGAAGAGCTTATGAAAATCGCTAAAGAAGAGTTTAATACTAATCCTACTGTCGAAAGTCTTTATACTTATAATAATGGCGAAGCTGTTATTAAAGATGAGGCTTATGAAAAGATAAAAGGAAAAGTTAAAGACCCTCATGCTAAACTTGAAACCCTTGTTGCTGAGTTCCGTGAAAAAGTTAAAGCTGTAAATAAAAAGATTCATGGTGTTTATGATAAAGACGGTGCCGCTCTTATAGAATCTAAATGGTGGGGTAGTCTTGTTATGCAATATCATAAACATCTTCCTACCGGTATTTGGAAACGTTGGAGAAGAAAAGGTTATTATTCTGAATTTAGAGGTTCTATGGAACGTGGTACTTATCAAACTCTTATTGATTTTCTTGGTACTGAGTTTACTAACTTTAAAACTCGTAGAAATAAGAAACAAAAAAATGGTACTAATATAGCTCTTGCATCTGTTCAAATAGCTATTGAATCTGCTATTAATACTTTTATAAATATTAAATTTAATTGGAATAATCTTTCTAATTGGGAACGAGCAAATGTTAGAAGAAATCTTGCCGAAGTTGCTGGTGTACTTGCAGCTTGTTTGACAGTTATGGCGTTATATGGTCTTAGTGACGACGATGATATTAACGATAATAGATTTAAAGCATCTCTTCTTTATCTTGCTGATAGACTTTATTCTGAAACTACTATGTATGGTCCACAAGGGCTTATTAGTGAAGCTAAAACTAACTGGAGTCAACCTGTTGCTTCTCTTGCTGGAGTAAATGACTTAATTAAAGCTATTACTCTTATTCCACAAGCCTTGTTTGACCCAGATTATAATCCTAAATATCAAAGTGGACGTTATGCTGGTATGAATAAGTTTGAAGTTCTTTGGAAACGTAATACTGTCGGTCTTAGAAATCTTGACCGTATTCTTACTATTGATAAAAATAATAGTTACTATAAACTTGAAAAGTCTCAAATTGGTATTAGTATTGCTAAAAGTTTTGGAGATATACTTGCTGGAAGAGATTAATATAATTAGCATGACTAATCTCTGAATAAAAAAAAGGCTCGCGAAGCGGTTGTTATACCACCTCACGAGCCTTATTTTATTGCTGATTACTAATCTATTATTAATATTGTTATTTTTTCCTGTTCTTCTTATTGATGCCGTTCTCTTTGATAAAACGTGGATTTTTAGCTGTTTTTAGCTTTGTATCACGTTTTTCCTCATACGGTAAAGAATGTATCAGGTTATCAGTATTATAGCTAAATTTAGCTTTATTCTTAGCATCATTATGAATAGTAAGAACCATAGTATAAATATCTTCAATAAGTTTAGTAGTACTTTTAAGTTTATCAATAAGAAGATTAAACTTATTATCTCTATCTTTATTAGAATTACGAAGTTTAGATACTACTTCTAAATTACTATTATTCCATAGATTAAGAATATTATTACATCTATTTATTATTTCACTAATAGAATCTCTAAATTCAATTTCTTTAGTAAGATAAACTTCATGGTCTTTAAGAATTTTCTCAAGACTTTTAATATAATCGTTAATATGTCTATGAACACGAACAGTATAAAGAATAAAAACAATTACTGCAATAGTAGTAAATAATTGTAAAATAATAGTAAAAACAAACATAGCTTATAGTATTTCTCCCTCTACGGGCTGAGTGCCTAAGACAGTATCTGCTTTAATTGCAATTACAGCACAACTATGAACATTAAACCGATTAGCAGATATAGAACACAACTCTGCCCGTAGAGGAGTATTTATTCACATCCCATCTCCTTATTTATTATAAAGACCATTTTTAGCCCATTGAAGAACAAAACCAAGATAATCACAAATTTTACTATGAACTTTATCCATAGCATACTGTTCTCCAAGTATTTGAGAATAGTTTCTCTGGTCAACACAAGAAGAACTTTCAACAAGTTCAAAACCTGTTATTGTCTTAGCATGAAGAACAGTAGTCTTTTCTCCAAGAGTAGTAGCTTTATAAGAAGGAACAAATCGAGTAACATCATCCATCGTAATTGAAGTACCGTCATTATTTTCGTCCAACTTAAAATATGCACTATCAGCAACTTCTTTAGGAGACCAAGACTTATATCCATCAGGATAAGTTACTTCATAACCTTCATTATTTCCTTCTTTACCATTAGTTTTATAACCTTTATATTGTGCTACACCTGCACACATAGGTTGTAAATCAACCATTTTAATTCCTATTGCTTTCATTATTTTATAAATTTAATTATTAACATATTATTTACCAGTAGAACCAAAACCGCCTTCTCCACGTTCAGTATTGCCGAGTTCTTCTTGAGTATTAACTTCATTCCAAACAATACGTTCACGACGACGAACAAGTATTTGAGCAACTCTATCTCCAACAATATATTGAGGATTACATAAAGTTGGATTTTCAATATCACGATGGACTATCATAAGTTCACCACGATAACCTTGGTCAAGAGTACCCGGAGCATTTTGCATAACAGCAGTAGTTTTAGTATTACTACTTCTTGGACGAATTTCCATTTCATAATCTTCTGGTAAAGCAAAATGAAGACCAGTATGATAAACTATACGACCATCTCCTTTATGTTCAATCTTATGAACATAAACGTCCATACAAGCATCGCCATCTTTTCCATAAGTCGGAAGTTTAACAGTTTCGTCTTCACGCCAAACTTTAACAGGACAAACGTCAAGTTCTTTAAGTTTTTTAGCAACATCTTTAAAAGATGCTCCTTCCATAGCCCAACCAATAGCAGTCATTAATGTATCTACAAATTTACTCATATTTTTATTTATTTATTAATTTATATAATTAATCCATGCGTAAGCTGTACGTTTAGAAAGATAATTTAAATCTTTTTCATTTTCATAAGCCTCGCGTTCAAAAGGAATATTTCTATATGCTTCTTTATGGTTTTTATACTTAATAATATTCATAATATAAAAAATACAATAAAGAGTATAGAAACTAATAACAAAATTTTCAATTATTTCTTTAGTATGAATCTTTTCGTGATTAATAGTATATTCATCAAGAATAGTATTATTGCGAGCAAAAAGAATACCACAAATATTAATACATTTGTATCCTTTAAATGGAATAATATTATTTCTAATAATAATCATAATTTAAGCAGCCAGAATTAAATTTCCAGCAAGCTGAATTTTGCGAGATTTATCACCAAAGAGAAGAGAATCCATACGTTTATTTCCAATAGAATTATCCACATTAGAATAGTAACCTGTAACAGCATTATAAGCAGCCCAACCAGTACCTAAGATTTCACGTTGACCAACACCATCAAAATAATAATTATTCATTTCAGAAAGTATATTAACTTTCTTCATACTTATTCCAGCATCTTGAATAGCACGCCAATCTCTTGTAATAATCTGTCCAATATTATGTCCAGTTTCTTTAATTCTTGATAGTTCATCATCTGTAAATACTACATTAGCAAAAATAGTTTGACATTGTTCATCAGACATAGCAATCTTTCTCATAAAAGAATATTTTTCATCAAGAAAAGTAATCTTTTTCTCACAAATACCAAGAATTTCAGAAGCAATATCAAGATTACTATGAACAGATTTGGTATGTCTAAAACTAACATAATCAGAAGATTCTGCAATAGCAGCACTAAGTATATTAGAACAAATAAGTCTTATAGGAGTAAATAAAATTTTAACTCCAAGACTTCCATCATGAGAAGTAACGAAAACAAGATAATTTTCAACAGGGTCTCCGTTTACATAAATATTTTTAGGAAGTTTAGCAGAAACATATACACGTTCTCCATATCCAAAATATCCAGCAGTTTGCCAAATAGCTTTATCTTTACCAATAGCTCCATCAAAGAAACTAAAAGCATTAATATTCTGAACAGGAGTATAACGTTCTTTTACAATGCCAAGAGGAATATTAGTATCAGTACGATAAGTAGCATAAGCATTAGGACATTCTACATAATTGTTAGAACCGAAAACAAAACCATTGTCTTCGGCTCTATCAGTATGTATAGGCATTTTAGCTACAAGTTCACATTTAGCAACAGTCCAATCAAGACCAGCTTTTTTCATAACTTCTTCTGCAGTCCTACAATTTTCAACGTTCTTAGCAAGACTGTGAGACCAAGGAACTCCTTTAACAGCATAACTCATAACTTCTTATATTTACGGATATTTAATTTTATATTTTTAACAGTATCATCAAAACCAATAGGAACATTATAAAACTCGTTAAGAGCTTTAAGTTTAGGCTCTCTATGGTCTACAACATAAATAAATCTATCATTAACAGTAATAATAGAAGAAGGAATATTAATAATACTTTGAATAACAAAAGAATGTTTAGCAACAATATCAGGACGAATTTCACATCTGCAAATATATTCTCCTGTTATAATACCTCCTTTAGAAATATACAATACAGGATTAAAATTAACAGGAGGTATATTCATTTCAATTTCAGCACCTAAATTATGATTATAAGATTTACGAACAGTAGTTTTATAAGCGGCGTTATTATAAATTTTGTCTCCTCGTTTAATAATCCATCTATATCTTTTATTAATAGCTTCATCAACATCTTCGATAATATTAAATTCGTCATCTTTAAGAGTAAGAGGAGATAAAATACCTTTTTTCCAAATAGTATTAATAGTTTTGAAAATAAAATTAATATCATCTTCATGTTGAGGTTCGGTATATTCAATACTTCTCATTACGCTAATAGCTTCTTCAAATCGTTCTTGTTTCCAGATATAATCAGGAGAATCTTTAGGAAGAGAAGCTAATACAATATTAGCTTCTCTAACAAGATTTATAACAAGACCCATATCCCCGGCTTGAGTATAAAAAGGTCCTTCCATAATTTACTTAATTTGAAGTGATTGATTAACTATAACTTTAGCCATAGTAGGAGCAGATGTATTAGCAATAGCAGAAGAATCTATAATTGCTTTCCAATCATCTTTAGAAGTAGCAACTTCCATGTGAGTATAAATAGGTTCATTACCGTATAGTTGAAGAGCACGACCACTCTTAAATAAATCATAAACAGAGGCAGTTTGACTAACATTAATTTTAAGAGCAATTAAATCATTAAGAGTAAACTCTTCAAAGTCTGTTCCATGAGTAGCACGGCAATTAGCGTTAATAGCATCAAGAATACCTTGTAAGTCTACATCTTTACCGGAATATAGCACACCAGCATTAACAAGTTCGCGAACATATCTTTCAAATTCTTCCATAAAAATATGAACACGAGCTTCATTAACTTCAACAGATTTAGAAGCACGAGAGAATAAACGACAAGTAGGAAGTTCAATAAACATATTAGACTTACCTTGTTCTCCAAAATTAAGAACAGCTTGAAGAGCGGCAGATTTTAGACGTTCAATACGATTCTTAAAGACATTTTGTCTATCATTAAATCGTTTCTTTTCTTCTTTAAGAGCTTTCTCATCAACTTCCCAAGACTTAATAGCTTTTACATAAGCATCAAGTTTAGTCTTGAGTTCTTCTTGTTTAATAGTGAGGGAATCATACTGTTCATCAGTAATTTCCCCATCGTTTTGTTCAACAGAATCAAAAATACGAAGTATATCTTCTGAAATTTGATATAAACTACTCATAATTTAATCTTCATTATTACGTTTATTACTAAGCAATCTAATAGGAGTTTGTCTACGAGCATCAAGTATTCTTTCACCATAATGAATAGCAAAAGCTACTGCTTGTTTAGGAATAGGATAATATCCATGAGTGACACGAAATTCAATAGAAGAGTTGGAGAGTCTGTTATCCACAGAAAGAACAGACCCAGTTCCAACACATTCTACATATTTAGGAATATTATGACCTGATTCTTGATAAAAGAAAATCCAACGTTTAGGCTTTTTCATTAGCTTTCATTTCAGCATAAGCAGTTTCTTCCATAGAAGGAGTAACATCTTCAAGACGAATACCTTTCATAATAGGACATTCTTTCCAATCAATAACATAATCACAAGAAAGAGAAAGAAGTTCAATAGAATCGTCTTGAACAGCCATTATCCAATTATTAGGAGCAATCTCAACTTCTACACAATCGATAGTTTTAGTTTTTTTAGGTATCCAACCTTTATCAACGTTATGAAGATAAAGAAGACAACGACTAAAATAACGACCAGTAAGAACTCCGTTTGAATGTTCAAACAGCCCACCGTTCCAACAAAGAGGATTTTTATTATTAATCCATTCCTTAGTAGCATAGGAATAACGTCTTACGGCACGTTTAGCAAAAGCACCATTATAATGAATACGACCATCGGGCTCTTTAAAAACATTACACTTGCGAGTATTTTGACAAGTACCATCTTCACTTATTTGATGCCATTCATCATCAGTAAAACGAAGAGGACTAATAATATCCCAAGAACAAAGTTTTTGAACAAGATTAATTTCAAAAGGAGCAGAACCGCCACTATTACCATGAGAAGCAAATACAGCAACAGCTTCCATAACTTGTTCGTACATCCAGTCATCAGGACCACCTTCTCCCTTACCATAACCAGCACGCTTAAGTTCAGCTTTAGCATGACGACAAATATTACTGTGAGCAATTATAAATTGAAGAGCTTTCTTATTGATAAGATTCTTACGTATCTTCTTTGCTATTCTACGTTTCATTAGCTTATTCTTTTATGAATTTAACAATATTTTCAAAACCTTGAATGTTATCTTTATCTATTATAATTTCATCAAATGCCCCAAAAGAACTTTGATAACCAAAGATATATTTAATAGCATAAATAAGACGCTTATGAAAAGGAATCTTATTCAGATGAATATATAGAAAAACAAATTTTTCATTACCAAGAACATCAGTTTCATACAGCATAGAATAATTGATGTCATTACAAGAACAAACAATAGCTTTATGAGCCATAAGTTAAATGTTTTTATTCAGTGAAACATAAGTAACTTTAAGTTTGCCACAATTAGAACAACGAGAAATAATAGCCTTAGAACAAACTTCTTTACGACCGTCAAGAACATCTTCTTCTTTATATACTTCAAATTTATGAAGTCCAACAAAACATTTAAAATCTTGTTTCATAACTTATCTAATACGTTTTCTTAGACATGTTGCAGTACGATATTTTGGATTAAGATACCCATAAAGACGAGTCTTTTCCATAGCAGAAAGTTTTTTACCATCACTTTTGCGTTCATGAGCTTGTTCAAAAGGACGTTGAAGTCTTTTAGGAACAATAAGTCTATAAATACGATAATTAATAATAGTACTTACACCTTCTAAAGCATCATACATCTTTTGTTGTTTTTTACTAATAATTTTACTCATAACTTTATAATTTATAGTTTAACGAAATTCATAACCAAGATTCATAAGTTTTTCACGAATCATTCCAGCAATAATTTTAGCATTAGGATGAGGTTGACCAGTTGTACCGTAATAACGCAAATCAATAATATCACGCCATTCGCGTACGGAATAAGTATAAGCACAAACAGTAGCAGTATCAAGAGGAAGTACACCGCGAGCATCTTGACGAGACATTTTATTAACTACAAGAAGTTTATATTTATAAAAACTATTATCGACAGTCTGAATATACCTTTCAGCCCAAGCGTGATTTTCAATCCAATCATCGTTAAAGATTGGCTCAGTATTAAGATATTCAGCTTCATCCATTGTCATCCAATGAGGACGACAAATAGTACCATCTTCATAAACATATCTTGTAGATTGTTCAGAAATATTATTAGGACTAACTCTATTAAGTTCACGAGAAGTAGAAATTTGAGTAATAATTTTAAAAGTATAACGCATCATATTAAATACTACTTCACCAGCATTAGTAAATTCTTTAGCACTAACTATATAATCCTTAATATCAATAAATAAACCTTGATGGTCTAAATTCCAATTACCATTAGTAACAACATAATATATTCCTCTAACAAAATTTATATCAATACCAATAATTTTGGCTCCAAAACACATAGCATTAAAATAATCGTCAAGCCATTTTGGAACACATTTATAAGGAATTATAAAATAATAAGTAGCATGACGAAACATACTATTATGTTTTCTTAGTTTAAGATTTTGAATAAGACGTCCGTCATTACCAGTTTCTTTTCTATAACAAATTCTTGCACAGCGAGCAACATGATTAACTTCATCAGTTTGCTCCCATAATTCTACATTCGGGTTAATTATTTTCATGAGGTAAACCTAATTTAATAGTAACTTCTTTATCCATAAAACAAAATTGAACACCATCTTTAGTTGTTAAAACATATTCAGGATGTTCAATAAATAAAGAAAAATCTTTATGAACTCCCCAATACATACCTGTACGATAAGGATTATTAGGTAAAGATTTTTCAGCATCAATTTCAATTACATAAATACATTCGTCTTTATGAACTGCACATTTTTCGCAAGCATGGTCAGCATAGCCAATAGTTTGACCATTAGCTTTACGAACTTCATCGGCATATTTTTTAGTAAGACGTTGATTCATTATAATGGCATTGTCAATTACTTTTGCACAAATAGGACAAATATAATTAACAATTCCTACTACGAAATTATCTTTTGACATACATCTAAAACTTTAAAGAATAACACAGCTAAATTATCATTATTAGTAATAGAATAATCAGTACTAAAAGTAATAATCTCAGAATCATGATAATCACGTTCATAAGTATTATCTGTATTTCGAGTAATGCGAACAACTCGACCGTAGAGGGAAGGAGCATCACGATGTATCGCAGCAGCTTCATTGGTAAACCTAACATCAGGAACAACACAAAGACGTCTATTATCTGCAACTTCTACAATTTTAGCAATACTGCTTTTTACCCAAATATCACGACCTAAATTATTTCTACAAACTTCAGTTCCGAAATATTGCATAAGAGTACGAATAGTAATAACATGATGAAGTTCATCATAAGTTTCAAATTCACTATTAAGAGAACTATGCTTAAGAACTTCATTGGTAATAACATTATAATCGTTAGGATGTTGAATAACAACTTGTTTATTAATAAACTTTCCAGTAGAAAAAGAATAATACATTTCGTCCTTCGCTGTTCTATCATCAAAAACATTACGAGGAATATTATAAATAATACTTAAACAATCTTTAAGATTATCTGCGAAATGAACTATTCTATCTTTATAAGTTTCGTCATAAGACGTTCTTTTAAGTGTCCAATCAGAATATTTAGCTCTGGTAATACCAACTGCAAATATATAATTAATCATACTTGCAACAGTATCTTTGCCACAACCTTTATTTCCGGCTAAACCTATTATATACGACTTCATGTTGCTAATATAATAATAACTAATTTATTTTCAAAATAATTTTATCTAAGAATTAAGCTGTTTTTAGCTTACTTAATACAAACTGGATAGATAGTTCAGCACACCCAGATTGCACCGAAAATAAGCTAAAAACAGCTATTCTTATTTGATTTCCCACGCATCATAGCCATCTTCCGAATATAAATACTCTATATCAACATTAGCACGAGCATTAATTTCTTTACGAACAAAATCTGCAAATTCACCCATAAGTTGAACTACATATTTACGTCCATAATCTTTAGATAGTCTAACACAATTGGAATCAAATTTAGTAGTACTAAATAAAATATAGTATTCTCTATCGCCTGTAATAGTATTATCTCTTGCAACTTCGATATACCATTTATAATTAAGCGTAGCAATATTAGGAATGACTAATTCTCCTCGTCTATTTAGATGAGGTTTAGTCCTAATAGGAAGAGGATTAATAACTTCAAATTTAGTTATCATTTATGGAATAAAATGAACTTCTTTAACATGAAAAGGAACTTGATTAACTCCACTTCGTTCTCCGTATTCAATATGAACTTTACGATTAATAAAGCTATGTTTCTTATAAAGAACAGCTCTTTGATAATCGAGAGATTCACTAAGATGAACTTCAAAAAGTTCACTATTAATATCGTTTTGACAAACAAGAAGCGGAATATCAGCTCTACGAACACCTTCAGATTTAATATCTACAACAGTAAAAATACCATCATCAGGTTTTTTATATTTAACCATAATTCCTACACGACGTTTACCAAAATCATATTCGGCGTCAGGATTACGAAGAATAAGACCCTCAAAACCTAATTCAATAAACTTATCACGTGCAATTTTAGCTTTATCGTGATTACCAATTTCAAAAGTAGGAAGAACAATAAAACGTTCAGTATTATTATAATGGTCTTCTCTACTTCCAAAAATAATATTGTTTTTATAAAACTTATCAAGAATAAACTTATTACGATTATACTGAAGCATATCTTCAACAGCAATATCATAACACCAGAATTGAAGAACTTTATTCTCAACACAAGTAGGGTCTTTAACAAAATGATTAATTTGATTTATAGTATAACCACCGGGAAGATAAACTTCACCATCAAGAGCTATATCATTTTGATAAAGTTCAATAAGAATATCTTGAGGAATAATATGAAGAAGATAATCTTCGAGAGTTGGAAGACTATTCCAAATTTCACCTTCACGACTTTGAAATTGAAGACTAAAAGGTTTAAATAAATCTCCAATATTCTTAATCACTTTAACAAGACAACGAAGACCATTAATTTTCCATTGACCAATATACCAAGAACAACGCTTAAATACTTTATCATCATAAGTTTTAGCGAGCATAGGAAGAATAATACCTTCTGAAGTAGTACGATTAACAGGAAGATAAGAGTCAAGCCAAGCACGGATAGATACAATATCTCCCTCTATGGGCAGAGTGCTATTATCTCTAATTCCCTGTATCGGCTTATATCCAACTTTAAGTTTAGCATTAATTCTACTCTTAACTTCCTTGTCAACATCACGATGAGTTTTATAAAACTCTTTTACAATTTTACTACCAACTATACCATGTTGAACTTGTACAGTTTCATGGTCAAACTTACTACAATACCAAACATAAGGTTCGCCAGAACTATTACGTCTATATAGAGCAAGATGATAAGGAATATTTATCATAACCTATTTATTCTTTTTAAAGTTAAATGTCATAGCACTAATTGGAACTGCACTACGTTTAGGAGCTTTTTCTTTCTTTTTACGTTGTTTAAGTTCACTAAGAAAATCAGGATTACTACTTTCATATTCTTCACCGGTTTTAGGATTAATATAAAAATACTTCTTTTCACCAGTAAACATATCAATAGATTCCTGTTTAATAAACTTATTAGGAATAGTACGTTTCTTACTATTACGTTTCTTCTTTCCAACTTGAGCAGGAATATAAGGATGAGTATATTCAAATATAATATTTTGAATATGCCTATCAATAAGAATATCTAAATACTTATTATAAGTAATATAGTTATTAAGTTTAAGAAGATAATAATAGTAATTATTCATAGTAGAATTATACATAAGAAAAGTGGTCATCATAGGACGACCACAACTATATTCTTTAGTACAATCAAGACGATGAAGTATATCTTCAAGTACAATAATAATATCAGCATCGATTCGACAATCTTTAGAACTATACCAATATTTTGCATCAACTTCTGGACGTTCAATCTTAAGAATATCCTCAGTTTGAGTAAGAGGATTAATCCACTTCACTATCATAATAATTCAGATTAGTAGCTTTTTCAAAGTCATATAGAAATATAATAATATGATTTCTTTCAGGATGATGAGAATGAACTGCCCTTTCATAATAAATAGTAGCTTCCTCAATATCATTAGTCGTCTTAATAGTGTAACGATTATTATTAATTATCGCACCAACTTCAAAACGTCTAATCTCAAAAAATTCATCGTCTTCAAACATAAATTATTTACATTTAATAATTGGATTGCGATATACAATAATACGTTGAGGCTTACCGATAAGACAATGACAATATTTAAACCAAGTAATAGGATTCCAAGTAGGATAAGTTTTAGCGTGTCCGTCAATAGTAGTAAAACAACCTTTATCATAATCAAATTTACTATAAATATAATTACCTTTATTGTCAATAAGATTGAATCGTTCAATTTGATAAAGGTCGTTCTTATCTTCAAAATTTACTTCACCATAAAGGTAAATATGCTTTGCATCAATAATAACACCATCAGGACGCTCATAACGAATTTCACCATAATATTTTGCAGCTTTATCAATACGAGCTTCCTGTTCTTTAGTAATAGATTCCATGTAAACACCAATAGGTTTGCTTTTAATAGATTCAATACGGCAAAGAATCATGCTCGGACGTATTCCAAGTAAGTTTATTTTCTTTTCTTTCATACTTATCTATATAATTGATTACGCTTATAATTAAAATATACAAATCATTAATATCAGTTTTACTCGCAAGTTCAGCAAAATCTTTGGCGTGTAATTCTTTAGGAATAATAATAGGAATGATATTATAATTATCTTTAAGCCAAATAGATTCAAGTTTACCAGTTCTATCATTATCCATAAGAGAAACAATTTTACCAGTATCTTTTAACTTACCTCTAAGCCAATCATATTCGTTTTGTCTAAGTCTATAAGTTTCATGAGGAATATTAATAACACCGACATTGCCAATATTGCCGATACATCCAGCATTGTCTTTAGTACTCTGCCCGTAGAGGGAAATTATTCGTCTAACATTTGCTCCTATACTAACTCTATCTTTTGTAGACTTAGTTATAACTATATAATCATAATCATTTCTATCAAGATTATAAATACCTTCAAGATGATTACAATTAGTTATAAAACGAGTAATATCTTTTTTGCGGTTAGGAAAATAAAGTTTTATATTATAAATTCCATTTCTATCTTGACCAAGACAATAACCATAGCAAGGGTCATTAGTCTTATAATAATACTTAGGCTCAGGATTAATTTTTCTATTGATATAATATTGTTCAACAGGATAAATAAAATTAAGATTAAGAAATTGAAGAGGAACACCAAACTGTGCCCAATATTTTCTATCATCCTCATTCCAAGCTCGAACAACAAGTTCAATAATAGGCTTACTATGTTTTATATTAACAATAGCAGTATTTATCTCATTAACAAGATTAATATCTTTTTCCTGACCATAAAAAATATCTTTAAAGGTAAAAGTTATATGACGAAGAACCTTAATAAAATTATCTTTTATGCTAACATCATAATACTTTTTATAAATATTACTCATGATAAGAGCAACAACATCAAAACAATCACCCCAAAAATATCCAGCAAAATCTCTAAACTTAAGTTTTCCTTTATTATCATAACGAAAACCACAAGTAGGATGAGCATCATCTCTTATAGGAGAACATATCAATTCTCCACTGTCAATACAGTATTGAACTATCTTATCAGAAAGATTCAAATAAGTAGCCATAATAGTTACTTGACTAACTTTATCAAGAATATTCTGCTTAGTAAGTTTAGAAGAATTAATACTTCTCATTACAACAAAATAAAAAAAATAGGCTTCGCAATGACAATAACCGCCATCACGAAGCCTAAATTAAATATTAACAATAATATGTTAACAGATGTTAAAATGGCATGTCTTCAGCCGCTTCACTGGCAATACCTCCGAAACCAACATTAGTATTAATACTGCCCATAGGGTCGCCAACAGGAACACCACCCATTGCAGGAGCCATACTAGCGCTCATACCGGGAGCAGGCATATTAGGAGCTTTGGGTTTTTCAATGTTCATAGGAAGAATAGCCTCTTTAATAGCATCAAATCGAATAGAAGGAAGAGTATTCTGCTTAAAAACTTCGATACAACCTTCACCAACAAAAGCAGGGAAAGTTAAATCTCCGTTATTAACAGGTTGCCAGCCTTTCTTATTATTCTTAATATAACGAATAAGTTTTATCCAAACTGGAATATTTTTTCCGTCCTTAGTTTTAAAGATAGGTTGACCATCACGACCGCGATTCATAATATTCTCAAAGTTTTCAAAGAGAACTTTCCAACCAGCGATAACATCTTCAGGTTCAACAGAAACATATTCACCTTGTTCGTCAAAATCCTCAAAATTAAGAGAAAGAGCGGCAGCTTCTTCTTCACTAAGCTCACGTCCTTTCAAAAGATAAACATTGAGAATATGTTTAAACCAATCAAAAACAGAATTAACTTTCCATTCTTCTTTACCGCCGGGAATAGTATTTACGTTAGATTCAACGGCATTAAACGAAAGAGAAACATAATGACGCTTAGCAGCATCCTCTTCATTAGATGCAAAAGTAATAGTAATACGAGGAATCTCAAGACCATTAAAAGACGGCATACCAGTAGTATCTTCGCCAATCTTAATAGTGCTAAGAGTAACACTATCAAGATGAGCTATAAACAAACCATTCTGTTTAGCAAGTTCATGACTGAATTTAAGACGAGTAGTACCACGAGCAGTACCAACACCTCTACGATTTACTTTCTTAGTCTGAGTAGTTTCCTGAGTTGTAGTTTCAGCAGCTGTTGCGCTTGTAGCTGCATTAACATTTTCTTTTGACATGATAAATAAATTTTTAATTAAACGTTTAATTATACAAATATAGCCGAGAATATAACCATCAAGATTACATTCTCGGCTTGGTTAATCAACAGGACTTACAGAAAGAAGATTACTCTGCGTCAGAAGCATCACCACCCTTACCAATACGAGCCGGTTCTTTGTCAACATAATCACCGAGAACAAGAGCTTTAACAGTAACAGTCTTATAACCGTCACTCAGCTCAACGTCTTGCAGTTCTTCAACATCAACATCGAATACACGATTCAGAGCAGTAGCTTCAGCACCCATATCGGCTTTCAACTGTTTCCAAACATTAGAATCAGTGAAAGTCAGAGAAGTACCAGCACCTATAAGACCAGCAGGATTAGCAACCTTAGAACCCTTATACTTCGGTAATTCACGAGCAACAACAAAAGCAGTCAGAATATCAATCTGCTCTTCTTTAGTAATACCATCACGAGTCAAAGCTTCTTTCGTTTCTTCGTCTGCTTGTTCACCGGCAGCAGCAAGCATTTCCTCAAAGTGCTGAGAAACATATTTAATCTTATCGTTCTTAGTCAGACGTTCAGTCGTTGTTTTAGCATTACCTTTGGTATCATACTCAACAATACCTTTAGCAATAGCCCACATATCAAATTCCTTATGGATGGCAATAGCAGCTTCGGGAGTACCGAGTTCAAGACCATTTTCCTTACAGAATTTAACAACAACGTCAGCTTTTGCGGCAATAGCTGCATCAATGTTGTCAACATTGTTCAGAAACATAATGTAATCACCATGACCAATGCCCAGAACTTTAGAAACCGGAGGAGTAATACGGAAATTACCTTCGGTACTAACTGCGATAAACTGAGGTTCAACAGTTACATTACGCTGACCAGCATTAACAACTCCAAAACCAAATCCCATTGCTTTAACATTACTTGTTTTCATAAAACAAATCTTTTTAAAAAGTTAATAAATAAATGAATTTTGAGAACTAATTTCTTTTTAGATTTCAACTATTTCTGCGTCCTCGATAGAAGTAATATCTGTGGATGAGAGTTCTCTACCAGCTACAATTTTAAGTTCGGTAGTTTCCATAACTCCCATAAGGACATCAGAGGCTATATCCCTTGCCGCGAGCGTAAAAGCTCTATGTCCAATAAGAATACGGGGATATTTTTTATAAGTATCTTTTTCAAACATTTCAGCTTGAACGGCTTCATTATAACTAAAATGACCAATAACCGTCATATCTTTTCCATTAACTTTGCGACTAATTTCATATTCAGTTACATAGTCAACAGGTTTATTAGGAATACGATAAACAGGAACTCGACCAGATTTAACTACTTCAGCAACTTGCAGCTTATTAACAACAATAGCAAATTGTTTAGTATTCAACTGATAATCTTTATAAAGATTACCATTGAAATCCTGATACCATTTAACAGGATAAACATAAACTAAATCGCCATCTTTGTCAGCGGCAAATTTATCAGCAGCTTCTTTAGAATTTCTGCATCGAATAACATATTCAGGAAAACTATTGTCAATATAAACATTAAATCCATCTGTATATTCATACAGAGGTTGATAATCTTTAAGACATCTCCAAGTACAACCTGCCTTTAGAAGTAATGCTTTGACAATATGAATATCAACACCAGTTTTACCATTAATAACATGAATATGTTCAAGACAACTACTAAAAGGAAGTTTCAAATCTTGTGCTCTCATAAGAACAGCAAGACCGTCATTAATATTATCAAATCCACCTTTCTTACTACGCATAACTTTAGTTAAAAAGTTTTCAGCAGCAGCAAGTTGTTTAGGGTCGAAAAGATTAAGAGCATTGAAACTATGTTCAGTAGGAACAACAACATCATGTTTGGCAATTTGAGTATTGATTTCTTTATCAGGTTGAGCAGGAGATTCAGCAGCAACCTGACCTTGCTTTTCGTCTTCTTTGTTCATACTTTCAAAGAGCACTAAGGTTGTTAATCACACTACAATAATAAGGACTTTTTTCCATACTACAAAATAATATCGCCGGAAATTTCATCATAACTCACACAATTTTCTGTGTCGTCAATCACTTTAACAATAGGATTAATTTCGTCCTTAATTATCTTGTCATTTTCAACTGTACCACGACAATAAACTTTATAAGTCAATGTCGGCACACCATTAAAAACAACATCAGCAAAACGAGTTTTTACATCTATAATACTATCACAAAGCGGAGAGGTAAAAATCACCACGTCACAAGCTATTTTTAGATTTGGATTTGACGCATTTTTTATAGATAATACATTGATAACTCCGGCATTAAAACGTTTCTCGTTGAGGCTTGATTGAGCCTGCCAACCGATAATTTTAGGTTTACCTTTGTTAACTCCACTTTTAATAGCAATAGGAATACCCATTTCATCAACAGCAATTTTATCTTCAAGACAATCATGATAATCGCCACAAGCAATCATTTGTTGCTGAAGATAATTTGTAATTTTAGCGGCATATTCGGCACGTTTAGAAACAATAAGAATTTTTTTATCTTTATGTTCAAGACAAATATTCTTAATAGCTTCAAATTTAGCTTCATTATCACTAACTAAATCACGTCTGTTTTTAGCAATAGTATAAAAAGTACAAGCACGTTCATAAATAATATTAGGATTATAAATATCATCAATCTGCTTCATAAAAGGAATATTAGTATCAAGATTTTCACTCCAACCATTTTCCTTAGCAAGATTATTACGAAATTCAGCAGCACTAATATTTAATTTATCATCTCCTTTTTTACATCTTTCGATGTTATAAAGATTACCAAGTATAGAAAGAGTAGTATTAATATATTCAGTATATTTATCATAAACCTGTCTATCATCAGCAGAAATCTCAACTCCAATGCGATGTTCCTCTACGGGGGAGTAAATACGAGTCTTAGCATTATCATCGGCAGTATTATCAATACTAATAGAAGGAAGTATATTACGAATATTACAAATAAAATCATTATTCATAACATTCTTAGTAAGAATACACATAGTAAATTTACTTTCATTAGCAAGATGTTTAATAGTAGCAAAATCATCATTAATACCGACTGTAATAATCAGTTTATAATTATAATTATAACGAGGATTAACAAAATCCTTACTTAGTATTCTAATGTTAAATCCATTCTCAGAAGTAACTTCTTCTTTACTTTTGAGATAATTCAGAATAGCAACACGAGTATTATAACAATCAACAACAATAAATATTTGTTGTTCAGGATGCTTATTATGAAATGGAATTATAACATTATAAATAATCTCAGGTATAAACTCTTGGTCAAAACAATAAAAACTTATCTTACCTTTTTGAGCTTGAAAACCATCAATTATAGTCTTAATAGCTTTTTCTTTAGAAGTCTTCATCATCAAATAAAGATTGATATTGACCAGACATTTTCTTCAAAAGACTTTTACCGGACTTAGTACCAAGTTGAACATTACCTTTTTGGTTAGGACTGATACTAAGTTTAATAGGGTCTATAATCTTAAGAGCAGCTTCGTAGTAATAAGAATAATTAATGTTACGATATTCAATACGAGTATCATCGAGAGTATTAATGACAGCTACTTGTTTACCAGCACACATATTATTGCGAGCTTTAGTATTATCATTAACTTTCTCAAGAGTTCCACCATTATTCGTAACATAAAATCTCACAAATCTTTGAAGTTCTTCAGTTTTACCACTTTTAGTAAATTCTACATGAAATTGTCTGCCAACATTTTGAGTTTTACAAAAATCAAGAATATTCTTAGAATCATAAAGAGTTTCAAGAACAGGAATACCTTTAAAGTAATTCACAACAGCACGAGCAACTATTGGCATATCATAACCTTTATCAAGAGACTTAATATACATAAACTCGTTCAAATCACCTTTCGAATCTGTTTTGCCATTAAGTTCCTCAATAAAATAATTATTAATATCCCTATTAATATACATAAGATATTCTTCACTATCAGCCTTAAGACGAGTAGTATTCATCCAGTTTTGAGCAATCTCATCAAACTTAGCTTTATTACGCTTATGAAGTTTAACCACAATACCGTCCGTGTTTGCACTTACAACTTCAATACCATTAAGCTCAAGTTCCTCACAAAGCATCATAATCATGAGCTGACCATTAATAGTAACTTTGAGAGTACAAAGTCTATCATATATATCACCTTTCTCAAAACCAAATTTACCATAAATAGAATTAATAACAATCTTCAGAGCTTCAGCAAGAATTTTAGGAGGAACGCCATCAATAAGTTTTTCTGTACTATGCTTAGCAGTAACACGAGTATCACGATAATATTTAACACAACCTACAAATATATTTTCAACAAGATGTTTAGGAGCAATTTTATACTCAATCATAATAGATGGATAGAACGAGTTAATATCCCAATGGACATAAATATAACTATCATCAGTAATATGATTCCAAATATTATCGTTTTTATCGTTAGCAATTTTAGCAATTCTTGCTCGTTTTTCCTCCCCCGTAGAGGAATCATCAATTAACTCAATTTTACTCCTTAATTCTCTTGGAATATCTTGAGTATGAAGTCCTCCAGTAGCAATAGTATAAGTAAGCTTATTCATAGTAACTTCAAACCAACCACTATCATTATTGGTTTTAAGATACTTTAAATTAGGATATTTAGGAGCAACTTCTTTAAGAGCTTTCTTACCAACAGAATACAACGTAATACCACGTATTTCTTCAAGAAGTTCTTGTAGCGGTTTAGTCTTAAACTTAATAAAATCGAAAATAACACGCTTAAAACTCATAGCAGTACGTTCAGTTTTCTTTCCACGCCATTGTTCTGGAGTAAGACCGCTACGTTTACTATAAGTACTAATAAAAAGTTTATCAGCAATATTACTTCGAGAACTACTAAGACAATCAATTTTAAAATTATGAGAAATAGAATATCTAAGACGTATTTCATCCATGAATAAACGTATCATTTCACACACTATAAAAACATCATTATCATTATAATGTAAAGTAGCATCAATCCATTCAGGAATCATATATCTATCCCATTTAGAAACAAGAAGATTAAGTTTATCAGCAGTAAGACCTTTATAACGAAAGTCTTTCTGATAAAACTCTATATCTTTATCACTAATAAGAGGAAGTTCATATTCAAGTAACTCATACCATTGAAGATTAATAGAAGTTTGTTTAAGACCTTTACCATAGTAATGCTTTTCTCCTTTATCATCAACCATACTACCAACTTTATTAAGAGCAAATATAGTCATAATATCAACATTAACAAAAGGAAGAGGATATTTATTACATATACTAAGAGTATAATCATGTCTACGCATTTCTTCATTATCTTGCAAAGAGATAATATGTTTACTTAACTCATAAAGTTTAGTAATAAGTTCTTTAGTAGAATTAGTTTGATTGGCATACATAAGTAGTCCAGCAATCATAAGTTTATCATAAGAATTACTATTATAACCAAACCAATCAGAACGAATAGGAGTATTTAAATCATCATAATGAGGACGCATATTATTTATATATCCTAACATAGGAAGAAGTTGTGCATCATCAGTATCAGTAATAAAAAACTTTTTACGTTTTACAGTAGCAAGACGAGTTTTAATTTCAGCAACAGTAAGAACTTGTGTTAGAGGAATAGGTTTATTTTTACCATCTTTACTAATACAATCTTTAAATATTTCAAGATAACTTCCAACTTCTGTAATAGTAATACAAAAGAAATTAGGAAGTACTTCAACGTCATAAGAATAAGTATTAATCATATCTCAAAATAAAGCTAATTTAAATTCATCAATAAAAACTTTTTTGAGAGTTTGATTATCGTAGTACATAACTCCCGGACTAATAACAGATTTAATTTTAACAAGACCGTTGTTATTATAATTAAACAATGTATTATAACAAAGTTTATCAAAAACAATAATTTTTGCAGGAGTTATACGACCTATCTCATAAAATAGATTGCTAAAACAAGATTTAATTGCTTCTTTTTCCAGATTAAAATCTGTTTTATTAAGACATTTAATAGCACGAGTTACATAAACATCTTCAAGTAATTCTTTGCCAGTTAAATCTTTATAAGCATCTTGAACAATCTTTAACATAGTAGTATAACCAATTCCGGCTTTAACATCATACGACGGTAAAATCATAATAGTATCAGTAATAATATTACCAGTACCAAATATAATTGTATCATCGTCAGAAGAAACGTAAAGTTTAAGAGGACAATATTGACAACATTTAGCAGTTTTAATTTTAGCTTTAGAAACAATATGTTCAACAGCTAAATTTACCTCTTTAACTCTACGTTTAGTTTCCATAACAAATGACCAATTCTTTATGAGCGCGAGAACAACCTACATATAGACGTCGAAGTAAGTCATCTTGATTAGCATAAGGATGTCCCATACGGTCATAAACCATATTATTAACATCAACAAACACAGTATCATAAGTAGAACCTTGACTTTTATGTGCAGTTATAGCAAATCCATAATCAATATCTCTATTATAAAGAGTTCGTCCCTGTCTGTCAATAATATTAGCAGCAATCAGATATTTCTTTTTGAAAGCATAATAATCTTTCCAGCAAGAAATCCTAACAGCACCAGTTGACTTACGAGCAACATCAATAAGTCCGGTAATAGTCTTATGATATTGCAAAACAGTAAATTTATCTCTATGGTCAATAACAAATAGAGGTTGAGTTATAGAACCACCATGAACAAGTTGGAACTTTACAAGAAAACCTTTAAATCCATATTTATCATCAACGAAGTCTACAATATCGTTAATAATATATTCCTCAGAATTATTAATAACAATTTCCATAAACTCATTGACAATAGTTTCATAGGACATAATTAAGTCGTTTTTAGTAATAATATTTTTATCAGCATCACGAATAATACTATTACGAATATAATTATTCCAACCAGCAACAGAGGAATTGGTATAAGCAATAATACGATACATATCAATATTTCGCGTATATTCCTCATTGTGAAAAGAATTATCAATTAGCTGTTTAAATTCAGCAGGACGACAAATACTAAATCCTTCATTAATATCGTTATAATTAATAGCACCAATATTCTGACTTAAATAAGTAAGAAAACGATAAGTATGATGTTCTATATCATAACGAAGTAACTCAAGAAGTCCAGTAATAGGATTATTGGCAGCTTGTCTAACAATTTGTCTAAGATGATAAACTTCAAAACATCTATCAAAAGCAATAGATTTTTTCTCATTTACAGGAGCAAGCTGATAAGCATCTCCAATAAACAAAATCTTAATTTGAAGTTCTTTACATTTAGAACAAATAAAAGTAACAAGTTTAGAAGGAATCATAGAAGCCTCATCAATAATGAGAAGTCTAATATTTTCAAGTTTAGGCTTAGCAGTAGGATTAAACTGTGGATTAGCAGGGTCAAAGTCTTCAAGTCTTAAATCAAGTCTAAGACCAAAAGTAGATTGAATAGTATCAACAGCTTTACCACCAATAGCTTGACTAAACACTCGACAGGCTTTATGAGTAGGAGAAGTACATTTAATGACACTATTGCTATAACGACAATGGTCAATAATGTATTTAGTAATAAAAGTTTTGCCTGTACCACCAGCTCCAGTTAATCCCACAATATACTTAGCAGGATTAAAAGAAGCAGCTATGAAATCAATAATATTTCCAATAGCAACTTGTTGGTCTTCGGTAAAACTAAAATTACCTTTTTCAGTTTTATCTTTACCAATATTATCGAGATTCATTTAGCTTATTATTTTCTAAAATATAACGAATAGTATTATAGTTCTTTCTATAATATACAAGAGCCGCATGAGCATCATCATTTTCAAGTTCTACCCAACATTTCTTAATATAAAATTGTTTAGTAAAACCATTAACAATAATGTCACCAGAAACAACACAACCGGGCGCAAAAGGTAAATAACAATTAGGATTACAATCAGAATAATTATCTATATTTCGTATAACACAAATTCTTCGATTTTCATCAAGATTTCGACTATATACTCTTTCTTTACCTTTGCAAGAATAACAATCAGAATGTATATCATAAATGAAACTCTTACAAACTCTTACAGTAAAATTTGCAAATTCATCAATCCATACAATACCAATAATATTCTTCTCTATAACCTCACGTTTGTTAATATGATTAGAGGTCTTTCTCGCCTTAATTTCTTTCTTAGGCAGAGAAAAATTAAAAGTAGGCATGACATACTATTATTTAGTTTTAACACGTTTCATAGCAGTTTTAGCCATAGTAGCCATATTTAGCTTGCGTTCACGCTTAGCAGCTTTAGTAGTAATTGGAGTATTATCTCCATCTTCTTTAGTATTCAACATACGAGATGTTTTAGATTGTGGTTTGCTAATAGATAAACAAATATAACCACAATATTTAACAAGAAAATCAATCTTACCCCAAGAACCATTACCTACATCAGTAGCACCTTTAAGTATTTCAATACATTTTTTAGTAATACAAATAGAGTTCTTTTTAGAAAGAGAACGAACACAGCTTGCTTCATCATGATGTTTTCTTGCCATAACTTTACGCAATTTAAAATGATTAATAATTATTGTTTGAATAGCCGTTATAGTAATATCAGCAGTAATGGCTCCGGCTTTGCCTCCGCCGCTTTATTTACTCGCCCGTAGAGGGAGAATTAGTATTAACTTTTGCTCCTGTATCTTTTCTATTATCAGGCATAAGAATATCTTCATGATTATAAAATAGAGCAAGAGCAGTAACAAATTGTCCTTGCTCACAATACTTTTTAATTTCAAGATAAATAGTCATTCTTCTATAAAGAATAGATTGTTCATTATTAAAAGAAAGAACTAAAGCTTGAGAAGTAAGATTAAGACATTCATTAACAGATTTTAAAAATTCACGTTCTTTATTAGTAATTTCCATAGCAAATATTTAATTATTAGTTATTATACTTGATTTTGAAGCTATAAATAGCTTACATATCATTCAGCTTATAATGACATAATCAGATAGCACGCTTAATATTTACAAAGCTAATAATAGCTATTATACATCATTATTTAGTATTAATTTAGCTACATCCGAAATATATAGTCCACAGGCAAAAACAAAACTCCACAAGCAATAACACCAATAAAAGTATTAGCATAATTAGCTTGTGGAGCGAAACTATGTTTGAAAAGAAAGTCATAATCGTTATCACAACGATTATCCAGCTAAACATGAATAGTAGTTATCTATTGAGGACTCGAACCTCAACTAACAGAACCAAAATCTGTTGTGCTACCATTACACCAATAGACATTAATAGAAAGAGAGGAACAAAATGGATACATAACGCTCTTATTATTAAATCCTCTCTTCCAAACTCATTACTTACTCTTCTCACGAAGACGAGCAATAAGTTCTTCTTTAGTAAGTTTAGTCAAGTCATCGTCAATATTATTGTTAGCACCATTGCAAGGTTCATCGTCATGTTCCAAATCAGCAATCATATTGTCAAGACGTTTAAGATGTTTAACAGCAATCTCGTTAAACTGAATACGAGATTTATCCAAAGCCTTAGCCAAACGCTTAACATTATCAACACCGACAAGACCAGCATCTTCATCATCAAACATAATGACGTTAGCTAGCATAATACCAACATTACGAACATCAGTAGTGATTTTATTTACATCGCCAGCTGTAATTTGCTTAGCAATACTTTCAGCATCAGCAATCATATTAATAGTATTAATTCTCATAGAAGCTTGTTTAATTTTTAAAACTTCTTCAAATAGTTTTAAAATATCTTTTTTCATGTCTTTATATTTTTAATAACCATATTCACGAGCAGCATCTTCATTAGAATCATCAATTTCAACAGGGTCCCAACCTACATCATCAAAGTCTTTATCAAGAACTTCTCCATGTATTTCAATGCTGTTATCAACATAATCAGGAGTATTATCTTCCATAAATTAAAAATGATTAAAAGCCCATAGAGAAACTAATTGTCCCTCTACGGGCAGAGTTTTAGGCTTAATCGGCAATACTGTCAGTATCGTCATGGATTTCGTCACCAACATTTTGATATTGTTCGTTAAGAGCAGCAATGTTCTCAACTTCTTCTTGGTCAACAGCCTTATTAATACCAACAGACATTTCTTGTTTACAGAAATAATCGATAGTACGTTGAGCAGAAGCACTAAAAGAAGCAAATGAAGCAACAAGAGCATTTAAAAAGAAAGGTTCGTTATAAGAATACTCACGCATAAGACCATTACACTTAACGGCAAACTTATTCCACTTAAATGAAACATAACGAGCAGTACCTTTAATTTCACCTTTCTGAAGAAGATAATTCAAAATACCGAGAGCAGTAAAACGACGAATTTCAGCGTTGTTCTTAATAATAAGAGCAATCTGAATAACATGGTCAGGATAACGACCAGTAACAGGTGGAAGTTCTTTCTTCTTATCCTTTTTAGCTTTTTGTTGAGGCTTAACAGGAGTGGGAGTTGGTTCAATAATAGCAGGTTTAGGAGCATCAGCTATTTTATCAGCTTGCTGAGCAGTAGTAGTTTCCTCAACCTCATTGTTTAATATAGCATTAGCAGCTTCTTCTGCATTAGCTTTAGCACGAGCGGCTTTCTTTGCTGCATATTTACTAACAGGAGCAGCACCTGTTTTTTCAATCTTTGTCATGACTTTAAGATTTTAATTATTAGTATTAAGTTAAATATCAATAGCATCATTAAGATGACCTATTGTGCCTACAAATATATATTATTATTTCCAGCACACCAAATAATTCAATTATTATTTTTATCTATTACTACTATTTATTGATTAACTTAATGATAAACATCAGTATCTTAATATAGCAGTATAAGTAAATATAACATTAAATGCAATAGTATGCAGAAAACAATGAATATTTATAGAATGAACATCAATAAGAACAGCATTACCAATATAAATATATAGCTATTAATCCAGTTATTATTGCAATTATAGATATAATATGTATTATTAATCCTGCTGTTGCAAATGATAGAAGCGGAGCTAATAAAGCTGTTATTATTGTTATTACAACACAGCCTATAAATATATAGAAGCAAATGCTTGCAATTTTTTTCTTATTTATTTTCATAATCTTGCTTATTAATGAGATTTAAATATCAGTGAAATTATCCATGATAATAGGAATATAAAATATGCTAAAAAGAATATTATAGCTATTAATGGATAAGAATCTAATAGTGCTATAGTTATTTCTTTATATATGACCCATATTGAGAGTGAACAAGTATCTTAACATGATGATACAAAGCAATATGAAAGTCTTTATATTCAACAGGTGTAATATGAAGTTGTGCACAATACTTTTTGTACATCTCGTAATAGAAGTCCATAGTGTAGAGAATGTTAAGGAGTTAATAGAAAAGATAATAAAGGAAATATTAGAGTTATATTATATTCTATATAATAGTCTGGAAAGAAGAGATATTATTATAGAAATAATATAAATGAAATATAAGGAGATAATAGTGCTGTATTGTGTTCTATATAATAGTCTATAAATAGTAAAGAATAATATAGATATTATTATAGAAATAAATAGCAGTAATAGGTGAGTTTAATTAGGGAGAAATAAGGGGAGAAAATAAAGGTAAAGTTGGTGATAAAGTTCCTGTTCCACCTATTTCTCCTCTTACTCCTAATCATCCTGCTAAACCTAATAGACACTATCATCAATCATAAGCACATATCCATCTTCAATAACTCCAGCCTTATCAACCCATATAAAATCTTTAATATCAACAGGCTTTAACACCAAAGATTTATCTCGAAGACCTCTCTTTTTATTACTCTCTTTATAAGCTGCATTAGCAGTTTTAATATATTCATTAGCTTCATTTATACGAGAACTAATATCTGCTTTAGCGCGCTTAATTGCATCAGCAATAGTAGCAAGACTTTTATAAATAAATATATATCGAACAGTATAAGACTGACCTCTAAGTTTATAATAAAGAGTATCTGCACGAGCAAGATTATAATAATTGTTTGATAGATTACTAATAAGTTCATCTTTGGTACAATTAACAAAACCAATTTGTTCAGAACGCTGAACATTGCCAATACTATTGACAACTTCTTTTCTAATTTCAAACATAGTAGTAATATTATTAATATGTTAAACAATATTTGGAACTGGAGAAATAATAGAACACTTAATTATAACATGAATCACTTATTCTCCTCCAATCCAAACTTTTATAAGTTATGTACACTGAGGCAGAGTTTTATAAGTTATGCCAGCTAAGGTTTGATGACAACCACAAGACCGAGTGCCAACCCGAAGGTTAGCACAAGGTCTATAATTGGCTTATGCCATAAGGTGAACCTTATAAGCATCTTCACCAACTTCGCCAAACTGAAGTCTAACAACATGATGGAAGATACGGTCTTCCTCAAATGTATCAGTTTCAGCATCATCGTTCGTAGAAGAGAACGGATTACGATAAGGCGTGTTAGCAGGAACATATTGACAAATAACGTCCATAATACCACCAGCGTAGAGAGTATTAGCAATATTAGCATTGCCAGTAATCTCACGTTCATCAGCGCCAGCAAGAACAGCTGTCATATTAGCGACAGAATCAGCAAAGATAGCACCTTTAGCAGATTCTTTCATAGCACCGGAAATAGCGTAAGCAGATGTAAAGATATTATTACTACCACCGAGCTTTTTAGTAGGCATACCAAAAGCATCAAGGTTATCTTCATCTACGACCATGCCGGGGACACGCTCCTTAACAACAAACGTAAGTCGAGTAATAACTCTACCAGTATCTTTGGCAAGGCGAGCAAACGCTTTAACATTCTTGATGTGAAGATTATTCACACGACGAAAATGTTTATTATCTGCAAGACATTCACGAATGATGTCATCGCGAGTCTTACCAGACTCAACATCTTCCATAATACCGTCCCAAGAGAAACTGTCATCTTCTACATCATTAGTAGTAGCATTCTGAATAGCAGTAGTATTTTCCTCTGGAAGTTGTACACCAGCCTGAAGATTGGCATCTTGAGCAGCAACAGCTGCATTACCTGATTTCTTAGCACGTGTTGTCATAACGAAAAATAGCTCGAATAGCTGCCTTTACAGCTTTATTAGTTTATGCACCTCCGAGCACAATGCAAAGTTTTATAAGTTATGTTAGTTTAGGTAACGTGATTAACATAAGCTATTGCTATAATAGCAATAGTTATATTAGTCACCACTTTACAGCGATATAGAACATTGTCCATAAGAAGTATAAAACTATAAGTGCCAGAAGTATAATTCCCAGCACTTTATCCCAGTTTATCTTCATTTTATTCATAGTCATAGTAATCAGCATAAGCATCACCACTACCAACTGTATCCATAAGTACATCACCAACTTGTTCTTCAAGCTCTTGTATATATCTATGAGCAATATCAGAGTGAACTATAAGATGATGAGAACCCCATAGCAAGATGATGTTCAGTACAACTGAGAATACTACAAACAATGTCTTTGTTGATGTCAACTCATCAAAATGAATATCAATCCAAGATTCAATTTTATTCATATCAATAACTATTTATGTTTAGCAATGTTTATAAAGTTATGTATTGTTAGGTGTAGAAATATTTTTATAACTATATTTATATATCGCTCGAAAACTATTTTCAGCAGCTGATTGACGGGGGTATTCAAGACGCACTTCGACCCCCCGGGGGTTCATAGTAATACCTCCCGTATCTCGCTAATATATTTAATTTTTTATATCCGCATAATCTACTCCTTTATCTCTTCTTTTATCTTTTCCTTTATCTTCTTCTTTATTTTCTTTATATTCATCTTTTTCTATAACCCTATATTCTCCCTTTTATTTCCTCATATGTTTAATCTCATTTTATCTCTCATCTAAAACCTATTATTCTCCTTTATAAACAACAATAATTTAATCTCCTGTATCTCATTCACTTACCAAATTTTCTATACCACTATCTTCTTTCTCTTCTTTTCCCAGTTATTTATCTATTTCACAAATCCCATTATCTTTCTTATCTTCATTTATAGCATAACCCTTTTATTCTCTTCTTTTAATATCATTATTAATAACACTTCTTTCTCTTTTTTTTTCTTTTTCTTTATTGCATCTTTCAACTCTTATAAAATAAAAAGGAGAAACTTATTCAGCTTCTCCATCAACTTCTCTTTTAGTACAATCCTCACAAATAGTAATTATTTTGCCATTATTAATTCTAACTCGTCCACTATCTTTACGAAGTTCTTTTAAACTTGGTTTATAATGAATATAATGATTTATAACTTGACAGCATTTATCACAAGTAACTTCATATACTTTAGTAATAGCCATTGTTCATTATTTATTATTCATGATTTAGGTCTAATATTATTAGGATGTCTAAACTGATATTTACTACTTTCAATATAGATATTATTATCCCAAAAAGTTTTCAGAATATAATATCTAATAATAACTTCTTTAATAGAAATTTGAAGTTCTTTAGAAACAGTACAAAGCATTTCATCAGGCATACGATAAGTAATATCTGTATCTGTTTCACGAATTTTAGCAACAGGATAACTAAGAAGTTCATTATATTTGTAATTCTTCTTAATCTCTATTCGACCAATACTATCAACTAAATAAGTAATAGTATCCTTAGTTTCTTTTACTTTAGTAATCATATTGTATCTTTTACAAAATTAATAAATACTTTTTTATTAACAACATACCAATCTACACAATAAGAATATGAATTAATAATATTATTATTTACAAGCTCTCCTATAGCTTTAATAATACTATAATCACTAACATTATATTTTTCAACAAGTTCTTTTCTATTAAGATAAACTCTACAAAGACCAGTATTATAATTTACCATAATATGATAAAGAAGTTTATAAGTAAATATATGTCTAAAGTCATATTTAAGAATAGCTTTAGGATTAATAGTAACTTTATTATTCATACCAACATTAATATTAACATTTTGACTATAAATATATAATAAAATTTTGAATATCCTTGCGATTTGGATAAAATTTGTTATATTAGTGTGCAAATTTTGTTATTATGAATATAGTTATTGATAATCGTATTAATGCTGCTATGTATGTAGATAAATCTAATAATCATGTTGCTAATAGTGATGAGATTGTTAGATTTATACTTATTGATAATAATTCTACTATTGATAAATATATTGCTATTATAGCTGGTATACATCATCTTGAAGAAGCTGAAACTGCTGTTCTTAAATATGTTATAATTAACGATAATACTGCTCTTAGTAGAGAAGTTTGTGCTGCCGTTGCAAAAGTTATTAATAAAAGTACTGCTACTGTTGCAAGGGCTATTGCTAATCTTAGAGATAAGAAACTTATTTATGGTAGCGGTGCTAAAGAACTTCGTCCTTCTATTACTGTTGCTGCTGATTTAAAAGCTATTGCTAAAGCTAAGTTTTTTGTTATAGAAGTTAATCCAGAAGTTACTTCACCTAAGATTAAATTATAGGTCATGCTTAATATAGTATTATATATAATTATATTATTAGTAGTATATAATATAATATATAATATATATTATTACATAATATATATTATATTATATACTACTTATCGCGTGTGTGTACATACGTATGTGCGTATGTATGCGCGTATGCGTATGCGTGCGTATATATGTGTGTACGTGTGATATAAGGCAGTATATGTTATAGTGCTGCTAAAACTTATAATGTATTTGGTACTTATACTAAGTATTATTATATTAGTGCTGTTATTAATTATAAAACAGTTTTTATTATGAATGAAGTTGAGTTTCTTAAAGTAGGTGGAGCTGGAACTATTAATCCACCTCGTGTTATTATTTTTAGTCCTGCCGATGTTGCAGATATTGCTGTTGGAGTTCATAGCACTCTGCCCGTAGAGGGAGAATTATTGTAACATCCTGCTCTTATTAATGTTTTATTTATTAATCAAATTATGATTCAAATTAAAAGCGAAAAGAAGTCTTATGGAATTAATTTTCCTACTTCTGTTGATGAACTAACACCTGAAGTTTTAACGAGTATTACAGAGCAAGTTAAATTGCCTAAACATTATTGTATTATTGCTTTGTGTTTTAAAACTCGTCTTTTTGATTTTGTCGTTGCTATGAATAGCAAGAAAGAACACAGTATTTCTGTTGTTCCGGTTTTGGCTAAGATTTCAGAAGAAGATGCTGTTGAAACAAATGCTGCTGTAAGCGATAAAGTTATTATTAGTCGTAGTGCTTTGGAAATGGGAACTCATCTTAGTCTTCCTGTTATGATTAGCACTGATAATGCTCGTAACTATTTAGCTTCTGATGAGGCTTTGACAAAATCTATTATAACTCGTTCTAATCCTATCTTTAAGGATATGACTAAACGTGATAATATTATTGTTCTTGAATTTAAGATTGTTCCTGTATCAGATATTAAGGCTACTGTTCCTCGTGAAGCTAATGGTATTGACCCGTTTGTAATTTATGATAGTAATCTTAATTAAGAATAATATAAAGCAAATGGAGAGGTGATATTCAATAGTTATTCCTCTACGGGCAGAGTTGTTGGCAGTATTGGCTATAATTACTGTATCTGCTCTATTTGCTATTACTAATAATTCTTAGCTTATGAATGATGAAGTACAATTTGAGGTTGCTGACATTGGAGAAAATTATGTCATTATAAGTAAGGATATAAATAATATTCTTAATGATATGGACTTTAATGATGAAGATGAGCGTTTACTTTGTGAGTCCATTATTACTAATCTTGAAAAAGATGCTGCTTTTGCAATTAGAGAAATGAAAACTGTTTCTCTTCCATTTATTGGTTGTCTTAGAATTAATCCTATTAAACGTAAGTTACGTGATGCTAAACTGCATCTATCTCTTATGAGAAAGAATATGTCTAAGAATGATTATAAACAACACGTTAAAGATATTGTTCATGAATTTGGTCAAGAGATGGATAAAGCTGATGCTGAAAAATTGATTATGACTAAAATTCGTCGTAATAATAAAAAGCGTTATGATGAATTATATAAGAAATTAGGACGTGCTTATGCTGAAATGTTTATTTTTTCTATTAGAGGATTAAAAGAAGTTCCTTATTCTCAAGAATTTGAAGATTATTATAATCAACTAAAAGATTAACTATGGCTACTACTGTTAATATAGATAAGATGCTTACTATTGATGAAACCGGTATGCCACAAGCTCCTACTCTTCGTCAAATACTTGATAAAGATGTAGCACTTCTTTGGCAGAGAGATACTACAAAAGATAAGCGTAAATATATTGCTGAAGTTGGAGTTATTTATTATCTGGGCGACCCGAAATCTCCTGCCAAGCAACAAGGTCTTACTGATGCTGAGGCTTTACAAATGGCTATTGATAATTTTAATCTTCCTAAAGATTATCAAATAGACTCTCTTGTTCGTAAACTTATTGATAAATATTATACTCAAAATATTACAGAAGCTGGTGTTGCTCTCGAAGTTCTTCATAAGTCTATTCATTTAGTTTCTCTTGCTGCTACTAAGATTAATGATATTCTTAATAAGAAACTTTCTGGTGCTATTTCTGATGAAGATATTACTTCTATTTTAACTATGATGGATTCTGTTAGTAAACGTGTAGTTGAAATTCCTGCACTTACCAAAGCTCTTAGTGTTGCTTATGAGAATCTTCGCAATGAGGAAGAAGAACAACTTGCTCGTGGTGGTAAACAGATTCTTAGTAGTATGGACGCTGATGAAGATTAAATTATGAAAGTAGAATATACAGTTATACAAGTTCGCACTCGTATTGTTAATAGTACTCCAATTACTTATAATCAAGGAGTAAAACATACAGGAGAAATAGTTGGATTTATTTCAGGAAATAATAATGAACCTGATAAACTCGTTATTGCTGATGATATTACTAAGCATTTTGTAAAAATTAATATGGACGATTGTAAAATAATAGACGATGCTGAATCTTAGAGATACTCGATATAATGATGTAAGACTTATATTCAAAGAAGAAGGTCATAAATATAATGATACTTTTGGTAATGAATATAAGTCTACTACTACCCTACTACACGATTATAAATCTACCTTTGATAAAAGTTATTGGCTTAAGAAAAAAGCTAAAGAACTTGGTATATCTGAATCTCGTCTTGCTAAACAATGGCAAGATATAACTGATGAAGCTTGTGCTCGTGGAACAAAAACTCATAATGGTCTTGAAGATGGTATTAAAGATTCTTCTATGTTTCGTAAGGCAGTTCAATATATGATTCGTGAAAATGGAGAAATGATTACTATTGCTGACCTTCCAAATATAGATATAAATGTTAGAGAACTTGACATTAAAGAGTTCATTGATGCTACTGAAAATAAATATCCTGAAATATATAAAGTATTTGATTATTATACTAATGCCGGATATAAGATTTATTCTGAGATTGGAGCTTTCCTTATTGATTATCTTGTGTCTGGAACTATTGACGTTCTTTGTATTCGTGATGACCAATTTGTTATTGGTGATTGGAAAACTAATAGAGGTGGTCTTAAATTTGAGTCTGGATATTATAAGAAAGATAAAACTCAAAAACCTCATCAATTAACTGATGAATGGATTACTAAGAATGATACTTTACTTCCTCCTGTAAATCATCTTCCAGATTGTAATGGAGCTATTTATAATCTTCAGCTTTCTATGTATGCTTTTATGGTAGAATCTATTTTAGGTATTCCTAATGCTGGTCTTTGGCTTTGTCATATTGATTCAGATTTTGTTCTTAATGAATATGGTATGCCTAAAAGATTTCCTGATGGTCTTTATCATATTAAGAAGAATCCTGTTGAGAAAGTTACTCTTCATAAAATGAAGTATCTTAAACAAGAAATTATTAATATTCTTACTGATAGACGAAAAGTTATTCAAGCTAATATTGTTCGTAATAAAGGTTTATTTGATTAACATGAAGAAAATATTTAGTATAATAATAGTTGGAATATGTATTATTATTATTTGTACTGTTTGTACTAATTTTAAAAATAATACTATTCCTGTTGAAAAGACTATATATATTCCTATAAAAGATACTACTTGTGTTGATAGTCTTATTTATTATAGAGAACAACTTAGACATACTCAAGATACTCTTACTTATGTTAAAGATTCTCTTGGAGAAGATTTATTTGTTGCTCGATATAAACTTGGTCGTATTAAATATTATAACGATGTTGCTGCTAAAGGCAATAATATTAAATATCTTCGTGGTTGGATTAATCGTGTTTTAAATGAGTAATATATTATGAAAGTTATTGTTAGAAATAATAAATATCGAGTTACTGTAAGTAAATATGGTGCTTATGATGATGATATTCCTTATTATATACTTTCTTTTAAAGTTCAAGTTAAAGTATTATTCTTTTGGATTACTATTAAAAAGTTTCGTGAACTTGATTATGATGATGATGCTAACTTTTGTAAATATGAATCTATTGAACTTTATAATAAAATAGTTAATCCTTATGGCACGATTTGATGAAGAATTTGACAAATTAATCCTTGCCGAAGGTGGCTACGTGAATGAACCAGATGATGCTGGAGGTGAAACTTATCTTGGAATTAGTCGTAAGAACAATCCAAAATGGATAGGATGGGGAATTATTGATGCTGAAAAAAAGAAAGGTCTTAATAATATAACTGCTCGTCTTAAAAAAGATACAGCTCTTACCAATAGTGCTAAACTTCTTTATAAACAAAATTACTGGGACGTTCTTGAACTTGATGATATTCCGAGTCAAAGTATTGCTCACGAAATGTTTGATACTTGTGTTAATTGTGGTAAAACTACTGCTATTAGAATTGCACAGCAAGTTCTTATGATGACTGTTACTGGTAAATGGAGTGATGAACTTAAATATAATCTTATGCAGTATGGAAAAGCGTGATGTTATAATTACCATTACTCGTTTTATTATTGGATTTATTATATTAGGATTGATAATATTTTTTACGTGTAATGTAAATAATAAAAATAATAATGAAGTTGTACCTGATACAACTTACAATAAAGTTATTTTTGATTCTATAGAATATAATATTATTAAAAAAGATTCTGTTATTTATAATATTAAAAAGAAAATGAAAGATGAAGTTACTGAAAGTTTTGAGCTTAGTGATAGTGCTGCTATTAAGTTGTTTAAAAAGCTATGCACAGCACCTTAATGATAGTGTTGCCTCTACGGGCGGAGTGCTAAAATCAGATACTACTATAACGATTAATATTGGTTATATTCGTCTTGCTAATGCTAAGATGATTGAACGTAATTATTTAATTCGTATTACTAATGAACAAGATTCTGTTATTATTATGAAAGATAAATATATTAATGAACAACAGAAAATTATTACTGATTTTCAAAAACGAATTGCTGATGCTAATAAACTTAACGAAGCGGTTAAGAAAGACTTAGAAAAACAAAAGACTAAAAATAAGATTATTGGATATGGTGCAGGTGCTGCTGTTGCAGGTCTTATAATTGGTCTTATAGCTAAATAAGATATTATGGAAAGCTATCCTTTTCTCGACTATATTAATGAAGACAAGTCTCGTTATAAACATGCCAAAGATGCTGGTTTTGTTGATGACGATGACTTGTTTCTTATTGGTGATAGTGGAGGTTTTCTTATGAATATTCGTCCGGGTTGGAAGTTTATTAATACTGAACTTTTTTATGAGCAAGCTAATTATTATAAAACTCATAAAGGTCAATATACTTCTTATAAAGTTGATTCTATTCCTCATAGACAATTTCGTCGTAGAGAACAGCATAGACGGAAGTATGGTTTTACTGCTCCTTGCTTAATGGACGATAAGGGAACTATTCACAGTGTTCGTATTACTGGTAGTCATTATAATTTTCTGAATTATATTCGTATTGAACAGCTTGATGAAAGAACTATTCAAAGAGGTAATACAAATACTGCTAAGAAGTATTATGACTTCCCAAAGTTCTTTGATTCGCAGTTCTGGATGTTCCATGTAATGGAATTTGCTGAGAAAAATGGTTTTCATCTTCTTATAGATAAGACTCGGCGTGGTGGTTTTTCTTATATGATGGCTGCTGATTCAGCAAACGCTGTTAATGGAAGTTCTCGTAAAGTAGTTATTCATGTTGCTGTTGATAAAAAATATCTTACTCAAACTGGCGGTCTTACCGACTTTGCTGTTAACGATTTAAAGTTTTATGAAGAAAATACTCCATTTGTTCGCGGAATTATGTCTACTGTCAAGTCTGACTTTAGACTTGGCTATAAGTTACCTAATGGTATGGAAGCAGATAAATCTTGGAGGTCTGCTCTTATTAGTGTTTCTGCTGCAAATAATCCTGATTGTGCTATTGGTAAAGACGCGGTAAAAGTTAAAGTCGAAGAGGTATCTACAATGGATAATTTTGATGAGTTTATGAACGTTACTGAACCTGCTATGCGTACTGGTTCTTATACTACTGGTATGCTTTGTGCTTGGGGTACTGCTACTTCTGGTAATATGCAAGTCTTTGAACAGAATTTTTATGATGTTAAAGGCTTTAATTTTATGCCTTTTGAAAATGTTTGGGATAGAGATTGCCGTAATGAAACTTGTGGTTTCTTTAAACCTTATTGTTGGGGACTACAAGGTGAGATTGACGGAGTTCCGGGAGTAGATAAAGATGGTAATAGTAATATTCTTATAGGTCTTGAAATTGCTCGTCGTGAGCGTCTTAAAAAGAAAGAAAGCGTTAAGAAGTATTCTGATTATATTAATTATCTTGGTCAGTATGCTAATTTTCCTGCCGAATCTTTCAGTAGTGCTTCTGAAAATATATTTAGTTCTGAAGAACTTTCTGCTTGGGAAGATAGACTTCGTGTTGATTCTGATTTACACTTTTATGTTGATGGTATGCTTGAACTGGATGATAGAAATATTGTTCAGTTTAAATCTAATGCCAGACTTCATTCTGAAGGTAAGAAAGTTTACGATTATATTCTTGGTGTTCCACGTAGAGGACATGAAGACCCTCATGGTTGTATTAGACGTTGGTTCGCTCCTGAATATGAAGAAGTTACTATTGCTGGTAAATTAGTTAAACGTATTCCATCTGGTCTTTATAGTATTAATTATGACCCTGTTGGTGTAGACAAAAATAAAGATGAAGTTACTAATAAACATTCTCATAATAGTATTATGGTTTGGATGAATCCTCATCCTCTTAATGGTTTTAAACAAAAACTTGTTTGCACTTATTATGGTCGTCCTGATACTCTTGAAGAAGCTGATAGAATTTGTTATCTACTTGCACGTTATTATAATTGTATTGGTACAACTAATGTCGAAGTCAATCGTGGAGAAACTGTTTCTAACTTCCGTAAATGGAATGCTCTTCAATATCTTGCTTGTGAGCCTCTTTATGTTTGGGATGCTTCTTTTAAAGGTAAAGTTAATACTACTTATGGTTTTAATATTTCTGGTGAGCAACATAAACTCGATTGTATTCGTTTACTAAAAGAGTTTCTTTATGAAGAAATTGGTAAGGATGAATTTGGAAATCCTGTTCGTAATTTTCATCGTATTTATGATTATCAAACAATACTCGAATTAAAGAAGTGGTCAGTTAAGGGTAACTTCGATAGAGTTTCTTCTATGCTTCTTCGTGGTATTGAATGGAAAGGATTTAATATTCTTGCAGAAGACGAAATGCAGAATAGAAAACCTCTTAATGCCGAAAATATTGATGAAAACGATATTCTTAACAGATTATGGTTTTAATTTAATGATATGAGAACTACTCTTCAACAATTTGATTTTCCACAACAACGTGTTCCTAATAGTCGTAAAAAAGAAGCTGATTGGTATGCTAATTGTTGTGATTGGATTATTGCACAAGGTTACGCTTGTCGCGATGTAACCGAAACTGAACTTAAATATAGTGTTCTTCATGGTAAAATTCCTGATGAATTTTATAAGAAGATACTTAATCCTTATAATGCTACTCAAGAAAGATTTACTCGTTTTCCTGCTACTATGCGTAATTATGACCTTATGAAAGGTGTTATTCGTAGATATATTGGTGAGTATAATAAAAATCCTCATGATTTTATTGTAGGTGCTAATAATCCTGAAGTTGTTCTTGCTCGTAATTCTGCGCTTAGACAAGAACTTCAACGTCTTGTTAGTCAACAAATTGCTGCTCGTATTCAACAAAGTTATCAAGAATGGGTTAATAGTGGTAATGACCCTCAACAATTTAATCCTCAACAATCTATTGATGTTGAAGCATTTACTAAAGAATTTAATGATAATTATATAGATGATATTTCTGCACAAGGTCAAGCTCTTCTTAATGTTATTCAAGATATAACAGAAGATGCTATTCTTTATAGTCAATTCTATTTTGACTTTATAACTTTCGGAGAGGCTTATACTTATACTGATGTTGTTGGTACAAAACTTATTAAACGAGTTATACATCCTCGTGATGCTTTCCCTGTTAATACCGACAATATGTTTAGAGAAGATGATGATATGTTTGCTTGTCGTCGTAAATTAAGTTATCAGCAAATTATGGATGAATTTGATGATTATCTTAATAATGAACAACGTGCTTTTCTTAATACTTACTATGCTAAGCAATCTTATGCCACTCCTATTGAACTTATGTACAGACAATATGAAGCTACTTTTCCTGATGTTTGTAAAAAGTTTACACAAGAAGAACGTGAACTTTTTAGAAGAGAACCTAATATGCGTCGTGACCTTAATTCGGATTTGTTTGATGTTTGGCACGTTGTTTGGAGAGGAGAAGAACGCAGAGCTTTAGTTACTTATGTAAATGAAGCTGGACTTATTGATACAAGAGTAGAAAATGATGAATATACTCTTACTCCTGAGTTAGGAGATATTTCTATTGATTATATTTGGAAGCCTCAAGTATATGAGTGCGTTCGTATAGGTACTCGTAATGATGCAATTTATCCTTATGGTGCAAGAGCTATAGCTTTTAATCGTAAAGGTAAACTTCCTTATAATGGTATTAATGAGCTTCTTCCCGGATTTGGTAAATTCAGTATTATTGATATTATGATGCCTTATCAAGTATTTTATAATATTGTTTCTTATCACAGAGAAATGGTTATTGCTAAGAATAAACTTAATATTCTTTTAATTGCTAAATCTCTTCTTGGAAAATTTCCTGAAGAAACTCTTTATAGAATGATTGCTGATGGTATGCTTGCTGTTGATGATACGTATGACCAAGGTATGCTTCGTGCTCAACAAGTAAGAATACTTGAAACTAATATTGGAGATTATCTTACTCAACTTAATAATCTTCTTACTGAAATTAAGAACGCTGCTAACGAGCAAGTCGATATGACTGCTCAACGTTATGGTGAGATTGCTAATAGTGCCGGCAAAAGTGTTACTGAAGAGGCTGTAATTCGTGGCTCTATGGGTTCTGTAATAATTGAATTTATTGCAGATATGGTTAGAGAACGAGATTATAACAGAGATATGGATTATTCTAAACTTGCTTGGATTGATGGACTTGATACTTCTTACCGTGATACTCATGGAGAATTGAAATATATTAGTCTTGATGTCGATAAGCATATTTATGCTGATTATATTATTAAGTGTAAACTTTCTACTAAAGAACGTGAGAAACTTCAACAACTTCAGCAATATGCTTTTAGTGCTGCACAGAATGGTGATAATATGATGGCTATTGCTGCAATTGAAGGAGATAACGTTGCTACTATTACTAAACTTATTAAGAAATTTCAAGAGCAAAAAGATGCTCATGAAGAACATCTTAAACAACTTGACCAGCAGACTACTCAAATGCAACAAGAATTTGAAGTTGAAAAGATTAGAGTTAAAGGTGAAGAAGACCGTAAGACTAAAGAACTTGAAGGTTATCTTGACCAACAGATTGAACTCATCAGAGCAGATGCTAATGCTATTAGTTATAATGCTGAGATTGGTGATGCCAATAAGAATGAAGCTCTCAATCGTCTTGATGCTGCTCGTGCTCGTGTAGAACAAGAAAAGGTTAATGTTGAAAGACAAAAAGCTTATATTGATGCTTATAATAAAGAACGAGATAGACAAATTAAAGAAAAAGATATTAAAGCTAAAGTTCAAATTGCTAAAATGAAACCTAAACCTACTGCTAAACCTTCTTCTAAGAAGTAAGATAATTCTGTTGTTATCAATGTTATTAGAAAGCTAAGCCCTACTGAAATGTGATATTTCGGTAGGGTTTATTTTTGCCGTTTATAAGCTAATTATAGCTCGATATTTGACTTAAATTTATTGAATTATGAGTTATAAGTCTGGCTGATGCAAAAGTCCCTCTACGGGCAAGGAAATAGAGCATTTTAGATTAAACTGGTAGAAGCAGTATATATAATAATGTTGGAGTTACTATAAGTTTTAGGTATTTTGTTGTTCGTTATATTGCTGATACTATTATTTATTGTTATAATTGTAATGTTATTAAACCATTAAATACTTATAGATATGGATATTGATTTTGGTTATGGGCAGAATGGAAGCGGCGATAGTGCTGGGTCTGCTGGTGGAACTGGTGACGGTTCTCAAAAGACTAATTTAGGTACGGGTAAAATCGACCATGATATTAATGGTGTTGCTATTGATAATATTGATAGCAATGGCGGTAATGGTGGTAATGGTGATACCGGTACTGGCGATAATGGTAACGGAGGTAACGGTGGTACAAATGGTAACGGAAACCAAAACGATGATGGTAACGGTGACAAAGGCGATAATGGTAATGGTAATAAAACTGATGAACCTTTGCAGGTCGGAACTGTTATTGAAGTAGGAGAAGAAAAATACACCGTTGATGCTAATGGCAATCTTGTCGACAAAGATAATAATATCTTTAAAGAAGCTAAAGATGTTAAGACTTGGCTTGAAGAGTTTGACAAGATTGAAGATGCTGATAAAGATGCTATTTCTATTTCTTCTATTCAAGAAGCTGTTGGCATTGAAATTACTGATGATAATGACAAGCCTATTGAATATGAGAATACTCCTGCTGGAGTTAAGGCTTATATTGATGCTGTACTCGAAACTGCAAAAGAGGAACAACAAGAAGCTGCTATCAATACTCTTTATCAGAAATATCCTATAATTAATGATGTACTGAATTATTATATTGCTAATGGTAATTCACTTGAAGGATTTGGTGAAATTCCTGACCGTTCTGGTATTACCATTGATGATACTAATGAAGCGCAACAAGAAGCTATTATTCGTACTGCTTGGAGCGAACAAGGTCGCAAAGGTGATGTCGAAAGTTATATCGCTTATCTTAAATCTTCTGGTATTTTACTTGCTACGGCTAAAGAAGAACTTGCTGCTTTGCAAGAAGCTGATGCTCAATATCGTAAGGAACTTGAAGAAGAAGCTGAACGTAAGGAAAATGAACGGATTGAGAAACTTGAGAAATATTGGAATGGTGTTCATGATGTTATCAAGACTCGTCAAATTGCTGGTTATCAGATTCCTGAACAGATTATTATTAACCGTGATGGTCAGAAACTTTCTGTTACTCCCGAAGACTTTTTCAATTACATTTATCGTGTAGACCAAAATGGTCATTCTGCGTATGAACGTGATTTGGCTAAACAAACTCCTGAAAGTAGACGCGATGACGAGATTCTTCGTGCATATCTTATGTTTGTTGGTGGTAATTATTCTAATCTTGTAAACATGGCTATTAACAAAGAAAAAGTTGCAACACTTAAACTTAAAGCCAAAGAACGGAGTGGAAGTACAGTTAGAATTACTAAACCTAATACTACTGGTAACAAAGGTTCTAATATTGATTTAGGTTATAATTAATTTAAAGTTGTAGATTATGTACAAAATGCGTATTCTTTCACAGGGTCGCTATGAGGATAGAGGATATTCTAATGAAGAGAGTATTGCTTATCTTCAGCTTACAAAACCTGTGGAAATTAATGCTTTTATGACCTATAACTACGGTATGGACGATGACCGTTTTCCGTTGTCGTTTATGACCGAAGGTCAAGGAAGCTCTGGTGTTGTTGATATTGCTACGGTTCAATGGACTTGGAGTACAATGGGTCGTATGAAGTTTACTGACTTCGTTACTTATTTTAATACCGCTAACACAAAGCCGGGTCTTGCTGGTGCTGAGTTTGAGGTTCATTTTAGCACTCATTGGTTTATTGAACAGTATGGTCTGCTTGCTCCTGATGGTAAAACTCAGGTTCGTATTCAGAAAGATTTAGGTGAATCTCCTTATGGTTATGCTTATCTGTTGAAGATTACTAATCCTAATCCTAATGCTTTTGTTGACCCTGAAATGCTTGCTAAAGGTAAGTATTGGAGTATGACTGCTCCTACGGTTTCTGAATCGTATTCTAAGGGTAATAGAAGTAATTCTATGGGACCGGGTAAGATGACTTCTCAGCTTGAGTTCCATCGTTATTCTAAGGAAATTGCTGGTAATCTTGCTAACGTTGTTACTTGCTATGAGTTTAAGAATGGAAATGGTGGTACTTCTAATCTTTGGATTAATGAAGAAATGCGTCAGTTCAATCTTACTATGCGTGTAATGAATGAAGAACGTTTGTGGATTGCTGAGTACAACCGTAATACTAATGGTGAGATTATGTTGAAAGACCGTGACAATGGTAAACCTATTCCTCATACTTCTGGTATGTTGGAGATTTGTCGTGAGTCTAACTACGATACTTATGGTGAATATCTAACTATTGGTAAGTTGAAGAGAATTGTCGATGACGTTCTTGACCGTGATACTGATACTGGTTCTATGGAAGTTGTTCTTATGGCTGGTAAAGGTTTCATGGAAGACTTTGACGACGCTTTAAAGCGTGATGCTAAGGATAACGGATTCCTTACTCCTCTTGGCGATAAAGAAATTCAAGGAAGTGGTTATGGTCTTGAATATGGTGCTTATTTCCGCGCTTATAAGACTGTTGATGGTCACCGTATTACTGTGAAGCATTGTTCTTTCTTTGATAAGGGTACTATTGCAGAAGCTGCTAAGCAAAATGGTTATATTCATCCTCGTTCTGGCCTTCCTATTACTTCTCACCAAGCTGCCTTTATTGATTTCTCTAATTATGAAGGTCAACGTAATGTTCGTATGGTTCGTCAAAAGGGACAAATCTATAAGGCTAAGGTTATCGAAGGTATGACTGATATTCCGGCTTGCTGGGGTCTTCCTAACACTAACCATGCTGCTACTGAAATTGACTTGGCACGTTATGAAGTTAAATCTTCTATAGGTCTGCAAGTTAATAATTCTACTAAGATGTTCTTGTTGAGTTGTGCTTTGTAATAACAAATAAACTGATGTAATTATGGATAACAATGATGCTAAAGCCAGTTTTAGAATCGGTAATGCAAGTGCTGATGCTGGTGCAAATAAAGCAGAAGTAGATAACACGCCCTCCCCCGTAGAGGAACAACCTAAGCCGCAAGCTACTGCTGAAGATATTGATTATGGAGAATTAGAATATACTGACCGCCGTAGTGTAACTATCATGCTTATTAAGAATTATAGTCTTTATCGTAAAGCTAACGACAAAGTTCTTCCTAAGAAAATGGATTATATTGGTAGTTGTGTTCAATCTTCTCAAATTCTTGCAGCTAATAAACAAGAGGTTGAAGCGTATTTTCCTAATATCGTCGGTCGTTCTGTTAATGACCCGGATTTTGTAATGAGAGTTAAAGAGTATCTCAATAACATTCGAGTTAGTGTTGATGAACTTGGACGTACTTTCGATACTTCTTTTCTTTATTATCATAAAAAAGATTATGACAGAATTCATGCTGAGGAAACTAAAATAGAAGAAGAATATCAGAAAGCTGACCGTACTACTACTAAGAAACTTCGTGAAGCTCTTAAGATTAAAATTAATGCTCTTAATGCTCTTGAAGGAACTAAACATAAGTATGGTTATCCTCTGAATATGTCTGATTATCTGCTTTATCGCCATTGTCTTTTGTACAATGATGTTGCGAAAGATGTTGCGCTTGTTAATGCAGATGCTTCTGTTAGGTTCTACTTCAAAGATGATGTCAAAGAAGCTAAGAAACGTCAAGATTTCCGTCAGCAAGTTAATCGTGCTAAAGCTAACTATGTTGCTTGTCTTGCTGATGACAAACTCTTTGACGCTATTTATATTCAGTATTGTCTTGCTAATAATTTTCCAGTTATTTCTTCTCTTGCAGAAGATAGACTTGAAAGAGAAATTAAGCTGGATAAATTTAGTACTGAACATCCGGATAAGTTTAACAGAATCTTTAATAACAAAGACAATAAATTAATTGCTCAGATTGAAATGCTTATCGCTCGTGGTGAACTTACTCGTCTGCAATATAATCAGAATATAACCACTGCTGATGGTGACCTCATTGGAGCAAATATGAAAGAAGCTGTTGCTTGGTTTAAGAACCCTGTTAATGCTTCTGTTGTAAATGCTTACTTGAACAGACTTAATAATATTTAATATGACTATTCACGAGATGCACAATACGTTTCGGACTCTTGGTCAACAAATGGGTCTGCAACTTAATAGAGGTATTCTTCCTGAAAGTATTGATGTTTATCTCAATGATGCGATTATGGAGAAAACTCGTACTGAGCTTATTGAAGGAGTTCGCACTGCTCTACAAGACAGTGTGAACACTCAAGCTCAAACGATGTCTCCAATTAATACTTTTAGAAATCTTCTTCGTACTGCTCGTTATAAGATTGATGTAACTATTGTCGGTGATGATAAGAAAGTTGATTATTATAATCCCGATAATGGTTTTCATATTATCAATATTCCTACTGTTGATTCTGGTGTTACAGTTGATTCTGGAGAGTATGCTATGACACCTCTGATGTTTTTAGGATTCTCCATTGAATATGATAATACTCTTCGTGGTAATCCTATCGCTTGTAGGCTTGTTGGTAGTGATGTTCTTGAAACTACTCTGAGAGATTATTGCAACGGAGCTTCTAAAGATGCTCCGATTGTTTGTTTAACTTCTATTCCTGTTATTTCAAATAACGTTGAACAAATTGGAGTTATTTCTAACGAACAACTCGAAGTTTATCTTAATGCTAAGAATCAAAAGATTCAATATCTTAATGTTAAATACATTAAAACTCCTAATGTTGTTAAGTTTGATGTAGATGATGCTAAATGTGTTAATTGTGACCTTCCTGTCTTTACACATTTTGAAATAGTTGAAAGAGCTGTTTATAAGTACTATCAATCTATTGGAGCAACAACTCCTAATCAGGCTTCTCAACAACGCTCTCAATAAGTAATTAAACATTAAAATTTAAGCAATATGCGACAACTTATTTTAGCTGGTGACGTTGCTTATCCTACTGCTGCTACTTTGGATGCTGTTCCTGCGGGTGCTTGTGGTTTTTACTACAACAATGCTGGACAGTTGGCTGTGGATAATGACGGTTCCCATATCACTCGTGAGGGAATGCTCGTACTTGGTCGTGCTGCTGATGATGGTGGTCCTGTTGTGCTTCCTATCTTTAAGAATAATTTTTCTTATGTGAAAGGCGAATATCAGGCTGCTACTACGTTTAAAGCTACGGTCGTTATCGAAGCTCCCACGAAGATTGGAGAGTATTCTCTAATTATTGTTAAGAAAGGTATGCAGTTTAATTATCGTAATAAGTGGACTGCTACAGTTCTTGTAATCGATGTAACAATGACTGCTGCTGACCTTGCACAGGCTCTTGCTAATCAGATTAACAATAATACTGTTGGTCATGGTTGCACCGCTTCTGTATCTACTGCTACAATCACTATTACAGCTCAGGAAAAAGGTAAAGACTATGATGTAATTGGTGCTGATTGGCTTATGGGTCAAGATGTTACTATAAATGCTACCGGTATTCCTGCTTATGGTGATGCTGCTTATGTCACTGACCTTGCTAACAAGGCTGCTGCTGATGCAGGATTTGAATATACATTCTATACTTGGACTCGTAATTTGTATCCGAATTATCCTCTTAATCCGCTTCGTGCTGCTGATACAGAAGATGAAGGCTATACTATTTTTACTCTTCGTTTTGCTGAACCTCGTGATGTCAAGACCCGTGATGAAGTAGTTAATCAAATTGTTCAAGTTGCTTTCCCGACTGGAGCTGCTGGAATAGCTGCTTTTGAAACTGCTTGTAAAGCACTTGCCGGAATAGCTTAAAAAGCTGCTTGTTTTCATAGGGAGTTTGTTACGGAAAGAGGTTGTCGATGTTAATAGTATTATTAATATTGATAACCTCTTTTTACATTATAAATCTATGGATATTTTAGGAGAAGCTCTGGCGCAAGGTATAACTCCTGCTATTGTAGTTGCTTTATACTTAATTATTGTAAAGATTATAGATAATAAAAAAGATAAATTTCAAGCGAAGATTAATTCTGACCTTGTTGAATCTATAACTAATATAAGTACATTTATTACTACTATTACTAAAAGTACTATTGAAAGAGATAAAGATAAATGTAAAGCTGCGATTACTGATTCTATGAGTCATGCAGCTTATAAACTTAATAAATTTGTCGTAGACACTCTTATTAACAATCATATTGATATTAATAGAGAAACTATATTGGCTAATATTAAAAATATCACTAATGCTGAATATTATACTATTTATTCTACTTTATCTCTATATGAATTTAATGGAGAAAAAGTTTCTGCTCATCTTAAGAAAGAGTGGATTGAAGAAGTAGAACAAGCTATGATTGCAAGTATTTATAATGATAAACTTAACGCTGAAGATAAAATACTTAGTTTTTCTAATAAGATTAATCTGAAATTTCAATCTTATATTACTTATGTTATAAATAATTCTATAAAAGGATAATACTATGGATAATAAACTAAGACAAACTTTAATAGATAAATATAATAGTCTTCTTGCAGATATACAATCTTCTAATATTAAAAGACTTGAACTTGGTTTTATATCCGACGACTGTATTCCGATGCTGTTCTCAATACTTATTCATTGTATGGAAAATGTTGAGATTTTTAATGCTACTCAACTTAATAATATTTCTAACTTTATTAATAAGTTAAGTTATGTCGGATAGCTATAATGAAGTTCATGTCCTTGCTGATAAGGAACAAGAATCATATAAGGAAATTAATCCTGAATATGTTTATCTTACTATTCCCGCTGAGTATGTTTGTGTTTATCACAAACTTTTGACGTATATGGCTGACTTTGGTAAAACTATCGTTGATGATTGTAGTGCTATATGTAAAGGAAATAGTAAAAATATTATTACTTGTTGGAACTTGTTTCAGTCTGCTATTGCTTGTCGTACTTTAGGTCGTAACAAAGAAGCTGAGTTCTTTATTGATTATATTAAAAAACAACTTGAGCTTATATATAAAGGCTCAGGTAAGACTGTTTATAAGTCTACTGTGCCTCTTGCTGTAACTGAAGATGGTAAACTTAAAGCTATGGTTAGTTGTGGCAATGATGTTAAGTTTATAGTGGATACTAAAACTGGAGAACTTTATGAGCAATATCTTGAAAGTAAAGATGATGGTAAAGTTTATACTGTTAAGGATAATGATTTGATTTCTACTGATACAAGTGAGACTGATATTGATATTGATTCCTCTACGGGCAAGTACAATGGTTAATGCCAACAATACTAACAAAAACGGCTGTATTTAGCTATTATTAGCTGTATGAGCTTTCGGATATACTTTACGATACTATTTATAAGCTATAAGCAAAAGACAGTCAAATAGCCCGAAAATAAGTCATAATAACTAATAATTTTATGAAACCTGCTTATAAAAATCTTGGTAAAGTTTGTCTTACTCCTGCTGGCGATTGGACAAGAGCAAATACTTATGAACGTATAGATATAGTTACACATCCTATTACAGGTCGTAGTTATATTGCTAAGAAAGATGTACCCACTGGAGTAAGTATTGAAAATCAAGAGTATTGGCAACCTATTGGTTCTGGCGGATATAGAGATAATAATATTATTATTCTTTCTGATATTGACCCAAATACTAATGAACTTGTTAGATATACTCTTGAAACAGCTATTGCTACTATTAACACAGAAGACAAACGACCCGGACTTATTCTTGGTTTTTATGGTACTAATCCATCTAATCAAGATGGAGGAGCTGAATGGTTCCTTTATCAGTTTAATTCTGATACTATTGATGATTGGAATAAACTTGAATGTTGGATAAGTATTTATGATAACATTGATAAGTTTAAAGGTTATTTTCTTAATGAATGTCTTCTTATAAATAATGTTCCTCATCCAGAAATAGGTGATTATGCTTTTGTTGGTGAAAGTATGGATAATGCTATTCTTTATGTTTGCGTAGAGAATGGTAATTGGAAAAATACTCAAACTCCTGCATTTGCTTTTGCTAATAAATATAAAGCTATTTATTCAAGAGATGCTGGTGAATTTGAAACTCGTTTAGATGAAACTTATGCTGATAGAGCTACTAAAGATGCTTTAGGTAATATTATTCATGATACTTATATAACTCGAAGTGGATTACATAATGCTATTATAAAAGAAGTTATAAATCAAATTAATAATTTGGATATACCTGATGGTAGTATTGTTTGGGATGATTTATCTGAAAGTATTAAACAAATGTTTTCTTCTGGTGGAAATATAACTAATTTTCCTGATGAAGAAGATTTAACTGTTGAAGATAATAAATTAAAGTTTGCTAATCGAGAATATAAAGAAGGTAAATTTACTGGTTATGGATATGTTATATTAAGAAGAAATATGACTGACGATATTAATCTTCTTGAACAATCTATGATTAATACTCCAAATACTGTTTATGTAATTAGATATGATTATTGTTTAAATGATAAAGAAATTACTATTCCTGAAAATTGTATTTTGCTTTTTGAAGGTGGTTCTATAAATAGAGGAATTATAAATCTAAATAATGCTTATGTAAAAGATATTTTTGGTGTTCTTGATGAATTTAATAATATTACTTTTAATGGTGATTTTCGTACTGGTCAATTAAGATATAATAAAGATACTGCTGTGTATGAAGTTTATAAGAATAATAAATGGAATGCTTTATGAATGATTTATGTATAAGATATGATGCTACTACAATACAGCAGCTATTTAAGATAGTTACAGATGACGCTGTTAATAAGTTTAAGAATAAAGATGTTTTTCCTGTTAGTGTAATTCAAGCTATTTACGATGGACTTACAGGAACAAGACTTGACCAGATTCTTGCTTTATGTAATGCTATATATCTTCCTTTTAATGGAACTACTGAAGATACAAGACTTCAAGTTGGTATAGATATGAGAAGAAAAGGTCTTATTGTTACTTTCAGAGACCTTAATAATTATACTTGGACTCAAAGATATAAAGGAGAAGATAGTATATCTGATGAGGCTTGGAAAGCTGATGAGAATTGGGAAGCATGGGATTTTGATAGTCTTCTTGAAGATATTAAAAAGATTATTCAAGAGATATTTGAAAACTTTAAAGATTACCCTGATTTAGTTGAAATCATTAATAATAGTATTGAGGAGATAGTCAATAATTATTTTGAAAGTGGTAATTTTGATGAAACTATCATGGAGATACTTAATAAGATAGTTCCTCAATATATACAAGAAGCTGTTAATAATTATTTCAATAGTGAAGAAGGTGCTACTACTATAAAGAACTATATCAAGGAAGTTCTTGATGATGTAATTGGTGAGTATATTACTGAATTACAGACTGCTATTAAAGATAATGAAAGAGTTACTGCTAATGCTCTTGCAAGACATGAAATGGCTATAACAGAACTACAAAATAAATAATATTATGGATATTCCTCATTATGAACATAAATATCTTACAGTATTTGATAATGAATCAGATTATACTGCAAAAGAATCTACATTTGAGGAAGTGAATTATTCTGTTATTAAAAGTCCAAATGAATTACCAGAAAATGAGAAGGATTATTATCCTTCTCATAGAACTACCAATAATGATAATGAATATGTTATGAAATATTGGGATAGTGATGTTACTAAGACTAAGTTCTTCTTAGAGATTGTCTGGGGTTATTTTGGATGGGAATGGAATGATTATACTTATAATAATAAAGTTCTTCATGGAGGAAATCTTTATAAGGTAAAAGAAACTAATACTGTAAGGTCTATTATTGATGGTAATAGATTATATCATATAAATGATTTTCTGAATAGTCAAGATAAAATTACTACTGTTGAAAGTTTTGATACAAGTAATATAGTTACTGCTGATAGAGCTTATAAAAGGATTAGTAATATTAATACAATATTTACTTCTACTCAATATCAAAATACTTATGCTCCATTACTTACACTAAATCAAGCTGATTATCCTGCTTTAAAGAGTGCAGAAGAAATGTTCTTCTGTAATAGATTTAAGATTGTTGATTCTACTGAAGGAATTAATCTTTCTATGCCTAATCTTATATCTGCTAAAGGATTTGTTAAAGGTGCTTGGATAGAAGATAATTTTATTCTTAATGCTCCATTACTTGAATTACTTGACTTTGGTTTTCATTGGGCTAATCTTAAAGCCCCATCTATTAATATTAATGATTATTTTACTGCTGATACTATTAATAATATTAAGAGCTGGAGATATGCTTTTAGTGGAGCTGTTTTCTTTTATCCAAGTGGAAATGATGATAATCCTCATGTAATAAGTCTTGATTTAAGTAATGTAAATCATGATGAAGAAGTTCTTGATTTAACTGGTTTATTTGATTCTATTGGTAGTTATAATAGTGCTAGTTATGGAAGAAACAAGAATCTCACTATCAATCTTGGTGTTAGTGGTCAGTATAATCTTGATTATGCTTTTAGGAATATATTAGGTAAAGAATCTAATAATAATGTACATTTAACAAATAGAGTACAAGAGACTTGGTTTAACGATAGTGGTATAACTAATTATAATATTAAAGGAGTTGGATTTGCTACTTGTAATTTTAATGTATCTGATAATTTTGCTGGATGCACAAGTATGAATTATACTTTTGCTTATAATGAGTTTGATACATTACCTCCTATTACTACTACTACTACTACTACTACTACTGGGATTTATTCTAATTGTAGATTCTTAGGTGGTATTAGTTTTGATTTTTCTCCTAATAAGACTATTGTTGAAAGTAGTGGTCAATTTAATAGTTGTTATATTGAAGGTGATATTGATTTTAAGAACTTTGATTGCTTAAGGAATATTGAGTTTACTAATGTAACAAGTGATACTCCTAAAAATTTTCCTTATATATTTCATAATCCTGATTATCAATATAATGAAGATGGTACACCTTATCAGTATATTAATTTTAGTGGTTCTACTATTATAAATAATGTTCCTGAGCAAACATTATATCTTGATTATAAACAACTTGATGGTTATAATAGAGAACTGAATCCTTTTTATAATATTCCTACTATTGATTTTACTGAAAATTGTCATTGGTATTATAAAGATATTTATATAGATTTAGGAGACACCAGTTCTAACATTATTGATTTTAGAGGAAATACTAATATGACTAAGTGTCCTAATATTCATCTTAATATTTCTACCTATGACAATAATCAAAATTATAATGTTTATTATTATTTTAGTAATCTAAAGAAACTTACATCAGTTAATCTTAATATAAATTATTCTAATAGATATTGGTATACAGGAAATATAGATTGTAATGGTTGTGAAGAACTTGTTTATTTTAGACTACAATCTGATGCTGATAAAAAATTTAGAGTTAATACAATAGATTTAACAGGATGTAAAAAACTTGATATAGATGCTTTTGTAAATAGTATGAGTTTTGTTGTTCAATGCGCTAATTTATATATTCAACAAAGTATATGGAATCAATTAAATTCTGAGCAACAACAAGATATTATTTCTATTGCTGCACTTACTGTTTCTGTAATACAAGAATAATATGAGTAGAAATTTAGTTATTGTTAAGACTTTTGATGATTTTACTCAAAAGCTAAATGATATAGATTTTAATACTGAAGATATTGCTGCTTTGGTTACTGATTTAAATAATGTACTATATGGAGCTAATATAGAATCTATATGGGGTGCTATTGGATTTACTTGGAATATAGTAGATAATAGAGGAGTATTTAATAGAACTACTGTTCCTTTTTCTATTATTTCAAAAGTTCCTGATGGAGATAGGATACAAGAATTTAATAATACTTTTAATAATATTTCTGCTACTGAATTTGAAGTAGTTAAATCTAATTGGGAAAATCTTAGAAATTTATATAATCTTTGTCCTAATGGTAAACAAATGATAGTTGATTTTACAGATGCTCCTTTAGACGGAACTGTAAGATACTTAATATCAAATGGTAGTACACAAGGAACTTCTTTGTATATTAAAGGTGATTTTAAAAATGCTACTATTACAAATGGAGATATAGCATCTGGAAAAAGAGATAATTATGTAGAAAATAGTCCTGAACTTATAATAGATGATGATAATAAGTATCTGAATTTTCCTTTAGATTCTTCTACAACTCCACCTCATCTTTATAGTTGTTATACTCATTGGAAAGGCACTGGTCCTTGGAAAAGTGAATATATGTGGTATAATATCGATGGTGAACATGAGATTTGGGAGAATTATATTAAATCTGATAATAATCAATATTATATAACTCTTGCAAAAGGTACTAATAATCAAAGAATATGTGATAGACCACAAGATATAATACATACTATTCCTACTGAAAGTGAAAAAGGTATAGAACTTACTATTGATTGTACTTATAATAAGGATGTTAGATTAAGTGACATACTTAAACCTATTAAAAATGACTCTCATGGTATCAGTGGTCAAGAATTTACTGAAGGTATTAGTAATGCACCATATAAAGTAGATTCTCTTAATATAGTAGGAGAATATGATTCTATTGATTGGTACATGCCTTATATGTATATAAAAGATAGTTATCCTGAGTTTGATTCTGATATGGCATCTAAACTTGTAGATGGTGGAGATGATGACCATTATTGCGATATATATAGAGGTATAATATTTGATAAGTTAGTTCCTGCAAATAATCAAATATTTGATGTTACAAATATTAACTATTTAAGAATATTTTATTATTGTAGAACACTTAATTCTCTTACTGATGATGATATTATAAATCTTGGATGTGAACAAATAGAAGGTACTACATGGTATGCAATAGATGCTTTTCCTAATCTTATAGGTAAGCATACTTTTAAAAACGTTGTTTTTCCTGAATCTGCTCCAAAGTATAGTGGTTCTAATAAATTATTTTGGAAAATACCAAGTTTAAGAACTGAATATTTCTCTTGTCAAGGTGGAGTATTAATGGATGATACTGTTATAGAAATAAGTCAAATTAATAGTTGGGGAAATTATATTCCCAGAGCTATTGAATCTTATGATAAAATACATATTAGATTATTTCCTAATAGTAATAATAAAATAATCTTTACTATGTTTATTACTATTTATGGATATTCAGATAATCTTGCTGGAGATATTAATTATATAGAATTAGAAGATACTGTAACTGATGAAGTACTAAAAAATAGTACTATAAATACTATTTATCCTCTTCCTGTTTATGGATATTCCGTTAAACATCCTTTTATAGTATGTAATATTAAAAATGCTAATATAAAGAATGAAAATAATAAATATACTATTGATACTGATAGAATATTCATTTATGGTTCAAATATTGCTATTATAGATAAGTATGAAGGTAATATGTTTGATGATGTTACTTTACAGAAAATACTTGATGGATTACAAGTTAATGATACTGGAAAAGATTTAACAGTTACTATTAGAGAAATACTATATAATAAACTTACTGAAGAACAGAAGAGTTCTATTGTAGATAAAGGTTATACAATTAATGTTGAATATATTTAATATTTAAAGTATGAAAGAATTTAAAGCTGCTGATGGAAAAGGATTTATTAATATTGACCACTTTGGTTATGGTAGCATGATAGTTTGTGCCGATAATGTAAATCCTAATATAGTTGAAGTTAGTAAAGAAGATGCTCTTTATTTTCATAATAAGTATGAAGAGCAAGTTAATTCTTTGTATGAAAATGAAGAAATGCAAGATACTAAAAAGATGGAACAAGCTATTGAGAATATTAGACTTTCTTTGATTCAAGAAATTATTGATAAAGGTTATTCTCTTATTTCTGTTTCTGGTAATGATAATACTGATATTGAAGAACAATTAAGAGCTTTGTTAAATGAGTGATTTATTACAAATGGTTGTTCAGATAGCTAAAATGAAGTTAGCTGAATTTGATGATAATACTGCTCAAACCTATGCTGAATGTTATCCTGAATGGACAAGTCAGATAGGTAAAGAAATAAAAGTAGATAAAAGAGTTTATTATAAGAGTTGGTTATATAAATGTACTAATACTCATACTGCTCAATCTACTTGGACTCCTGATGTTTCTTATTCTTTATTTGTTAAGTATGCAAGTCCCGGAGAAGAAGGTACTATTGATAATCCTATTAATTATTCTTCAGGAATGGAACTTATTAAAGATAAATACTATATAGAAAATGGTATTAAGTATTTATGTACTGAAAGTTTAGCATTAAGTGTTTGGACTCTTGCAGAACTTGCAGAAGGTGGAAGATATGTTTCTAAAGTTTAAACTATGAAAGATAAACAATTATTTGAAAAGATTAGTGGAGGATATATCCCTATATATCCTCTTACTAAATTAAAAAATATTATTGATGATAATAATAGTATTAATCTCAGTGATATTTTACAATTATATAATCATATATATGTTACTAAACAAGATACTATTGAAGAAACTCGTCTTTTAATTCCTACTTATTTAAGAAGATTTGGTTTATGGATAAGTTATGAAGATAGTGATGGTCTTCATACAGAATGGTTTACTGGTAGTAATGTTGATTCTCAAGATGATTATAAATGGTCTAATAATTCTAATTGGGAGATTGTTCCAGATTTGAATTATGTTAATTCTGCTGCTTCTCGTATTCCAAATGGAGCAATTATCCCAGAAATGTTAAGTCCTGCTTTACAAGATTTTCTTAGTAAACATCATAATATTATTAATTTTGTAGATGATGAAGATTTAACAGAATTACAATGTCATATTATTAAATTTAAAGATAAAGATTATAATCCTTATTTAGCTTCAGGAAAAGGTTATAAAATACTTCGTAAAAATTGGATTAATGGAATTAATGTTTTATCTGAAGATAGTATTAATTCTGATAATACAATTTATGAAGTTAGATATGATTTTGATTTAAAAGGTGCTACTATTAATCTTTCCGAAAATACTTCTTTATGGTTTAAAGGAGGTTCTATTAATAATGGAACTATAAATTTTGATGGAGGTACCATTATAGGTAAACATTCTTTTGAAGAATGTGGTAATGCTAATTTTACAGGAAAGTTTACCAAAGGTCTTATAATGTTTATAGGAGAAACTATTAAATATTATGATGGAGAAGATTGGAAAGAATTTGCTGTTACAGGAGATATAGATTTATCTAATTTTGGTGCTGATGTAAAAGAAGTAACTACTACTAAAGATACGGCAACAGCAGATGTTGTTATTGAAGATAATAAACTTCGTTTTAGTTTTGGTATTCCAAAAGGCAAAGATGGTACAATAGAAGGATTAGCTGCTACTGCTACAGCGGAAGATACACAAGTAGCATCTGCTGATGTACAAGTAGTTGGTACTACTCTTCAATTTGCTTTTGGACTTCCTAAAGGTCCTCAAGGAGAAATAGGCCCAGCCGGTCCTGCTGGTCCAGCCGGTCCTCAAGGAGAACCCGGTCCACAAGGTCCTTCTGGCGACGTTTCTGTTGCCATGCAAACTTTTATCGTATTTAAATCTACTGGTAAAAGTACTGCCGCTCCTGAAACTCCTGTTGGCGGACATTGGAATAGTTCTACTAATGAATTTACACCTCCCGACGGATGGAGTAGAACTGATGCTTTAGAGGGTATTGTTTGGATGTCTTCTGGTATATTTAGAAGCGATACTGGTGAATTAATTGATGAATGGACTACTCCTGTAAGAATAACAGGACAGAATGGTACTAATGGTGCTGATGGAACTAATGTAGAATTCATTTTTAAACTTACTAAAACTTCTTTAGAACCTCCTCATCTTGATACAACAGATAGTCCTAATACTAATGATTATATTCCTGATGGATGGACAGATAGTCCGAGTGGTATTAGTGTTGAATATCAATGCGAATGGGTTTCCACGAGAAGTAAAACAGAAGATGGAAGTTGGTCTGATTGGAGTGAACCTGCTATATGGTCTAAATGGGGAGTTAATGGTACTGATGGCGATGGTGTAGAATATATTTTTACAAGAAATAATGGAGAACCTGTAGATAATCCTACACCAGAAGATACTAATACTGACCAATATCAAGAAAGAGGGGATTATGAAAATATAGAATATATTCCAGCTGGTTGGACTGATAATCCTCAAGGAGTTAGTTCTGAATTTAAATATGAATGGGTATCACAAAGAAAATATAGAAACGGTGTATGGGGAGCTTTTAGTGACCCTGCTGTTTGGGCTAAGTTTGGCGATGATGGTTATTCAGGTTTAAGTCTTAGAACTATGTATGCTAAAGCAGATATAGGTGAAACTCCTGTTGTAGTTAAGGATAATATTAATCCCGGCTCTATATGGGGTTCTGTCTTTCCTGATTATGATAGTGAAACTGAAGCTGTATGGTGTATTCAAGCTTATGTGACCTATGATAATAAACTTGCTACTACAGAAGATGGAGCTGCTTATGAAGGATGGCAAGGCCCTTGGATAGTTACTGGTACTCCCGGTAAACAAGGTACTCCTCCTAATTATAAAACTTATGTTTATAAACAAGCTACTGTCAAACCTGATAAACCTACAGGTACTAATAAAATTCCTGAAGGATGGGTAGATTATCCTAATACTACTGGACAATGGTGGCAATGTATAGGTACTGTTAATGGTGTTACTGATTTAGTTACTGAATGGTCTGAAGTTCTTCCTGTTAATGGTCAAGATGGTGAAGCTCAAGATGGTAGAAGAACTGAATTTAGATTTGCTGCTAATAATTCATCTTATGTTGCTCCTAATTTAACTAAAACAGTAAGAAATCCTTCTGGATGGACTGTTAATCCTCCTCAATTAGTTAGTGGTCAATATTTATGGATGACTACCGCTGTTATAAACCCTAACGATACTCTATATAGTAATTGGACTGACCCTGTTAGAATTAGTGGAGAACAAGGACCACAAGGAGAAACAGGTCCTGCTGGAGAAAGAGGTCCTACGGGTAGTCAAGGTGTTAGTGGTATTCCCGGTGTATCTATTGAACTTAGATATTGTTTAGGTACTGAATCTTCTTATGACGGAAATAACTCTCCTTCTGGAGATAATCCTTCAGAATGGTCTACTACCATACCAACTACTACTAAACAGAAACCTTATATATGGTGTATTCAAGGTAGAAGAACTTATAGCAGTTCTTCTGATGAAACTGGTACTATTGCTTGGGGAACTCCATTTAGATTAAGTGGCGTTAATGGATTAGATGGTGCTCCGGGTGCTGATGGTGAAGATGGAGCTGATGGAAAAAGAGGTCAGTTAGTTTATCCTGCTGGTACATATAGCAATAGTGCAAATTATACTACTGATGAAAATAAAGCACCTTATGTACTTGATACTTCTGATGGTAACTTTTATGTATTAAATGCTCAAATGACTTGGAAAGGAACTGAACAAAGTAATAGAACTCCTTCTCAAGATTTTGCTTCTAATAAAGGAAAATATTGGCTTAAATTTGATGCTTTTGAAGCTGTATATGCTAAAATAGGTATTATAGCTAACGGTCTAATTGGTAGTGCTGTATTTAACGGTGACTATATGTTTAGTCAACAGGGAATTAATCCAAGTTCTTCTAATGCTTCTACTACTAATTATGAGAGTTTTGACCCTGAACATATATATGATGGTACTTTTACTCCTAATATTTTATTTAATTTTAAAACAGGAGCTGGACATCTTTCTGCCGGTAAAATTAAATTCAATACTGATGGTAGTGGTTCATTAGCTGGAGATAATTTAAAATGGGATAGTTCTGGAAATATACTTGGAAATATTTTAGAACAAGCCTATGGAATGGATGCCAGTGGAGGGAGTATAATACTTCCAAAATTACCTTTTAATTATAGAAAAACTATTATTGTTCCTATAGCTCAAATTACAAGTCTTACCAGTGCTTACAATATTATATCTGCTGATACAAAATATACTATAAAATATTATGATGGTAGGGAATCTACTGGAAGTGATGTTAAAACTTCTGATTCAGGTACAGCATCAATTTTACCTCCAAAATTAGGAATTGGATTTATTGTTTGTTGTGGTGAAAATTCTACACAAACAAATAAAATACCGACATGGTATGTTGGATTTGTATATATTGATAGAAAAGGTAATTAAATTATAAATTATAATATGGAACAAATTATTTCTCAACTTATTAATAATTTTGATTTTGCTTTAATACTTGTTATTAATGTTGTTACTTATATTGCTATTAAATTATTAGACGAAATAAATAATGAAAAAATAGTAACAACTTGGCAAAAAAGAATTATATTTGTGTGCGTATCTATTCTTATTGGTTGTGTTTACTATTTTCTTTCTGATGTTAAATTTATTATTATCATTGATAGTATTATTATTTCTCCTGTTGTTTGGAGTTGGCTTGCGAAGCCTATTGCTGGTAGATTAGGAATTGATTATAAACCTAAACGTAAATAAATTATGAATAAAACTGAAATTAATGCTAAGCTCCAATATGTTTTTAAGGGCTTGCCTTTGAGTCAAAATCAAAAGAAACTTCTCGGCGATGTTATTGTAGCTATTATTGATGCTGCTCAAGCTGGAATTGAATCCCCAGAAATTACAGTTGCTACTGATAATGCGTTTGGAGGTTTTAAAACTGGTTATTCAGAAAATGCTAAAAATTATGCTGTTAAAGTTGGTGAAGATGGTAAGGCTTATGTTACCATACCTTGGACCGACAATAATACTACTTATTCTGCTGCTACTAATTCTACTTTAGGCTTAGTTAAACAAGCCACTACTGTTGCTGCTCTTTCTGATTCAGATGAGATTACAACAGTAATTTCTACTGTTAATACACTTATATCTAACCTTAAGACTGCTGGTGTAGTCGCAAATTCATAAATTATGGGAAGACCTAATCGTGGTACAGGTTCTGCCGGCCCTAAGAGACCGGGCGGAAGTGGTGGTAAAGAACAATATATTGTTAGCGAAACAAACGCTGAAGAAGTTGATGAACAACCCACAGAAGAAACTTCTAAAGATTCTAAAGATTCTAAAGAAGAAGATACTTCTAAAGAATGAAGAAGTTGTTAATACTATTAATAAAATTCATGCCCGCTATACAAATGGCGGGCATGTTGCTTAATAATATTTTATACTACTTTGATATTTGTGATAAACTTAGTTATACTTTCGATTTTGTAATTGGCAATTCTATTGTAACTACTATTCTACTTTATATTTGTAGTAATATATTTCACTTTTGTATTTGGCATAGATTGATTATTACTGGTAATTTTATCAATCTTATTATTGCTAACATTGATTCTATTTTTTATATTCCTATTTCTGATATTCAACTTCTTATTACATATCATATTATTGCAGTTATATTTATAATTGTAGCAACTATAATACATATAAAACAAAAATGATTAGCTCTCGTTTTAAAATTATACGTAAGCTTCTTGAAGAAGCTATTACAAATATTGATGCTGGTAATAGCAATCATAGTGAAGAAGAACTTGATACTATTATTAAAGATTTAACAAAATTAAATCGTGGCATTAAACGTATTAGTAAACGCGAAGCGTGTGATAAGATTCTTTATTGTAGTCCGAGCACATTTGATAATTATCTTAAACTTGGTCTTATACCTCCCGGTCATAAAGAAGCTGGTTTCAAAGAACTTTCTTGGAGTGAGAAAGATTTCGATGAAGCTACTATTTATCGAATTAAACGTTATAAAGAAACACATCCTTAAACTGATATTGTGATTATCTCACAACGTAAAGTATTAATATAGGCATAGTTACAGGTAAAATTGTAATTATACCTATTTTAGTTTTGTTCATTCTTACTTTTAGGTTGTAATCGGTTACAATATTATTAATTTAATTATTAATCTAAAAAGTAAAGTTATGAGTGAAACTAAAACTTATGTGTTTGGTCAAGACGCTAATAACAACGTTTTGAATACTCTTATACCTCTGCTTAATCAGCGTGGTATTGACGCAAACACTATTCTTGCTCTTCAAAACGGTAATGGTTTTGGTGCAAACAACGGCGGTTGGTTTGTTTGGATTCTTTTCTTGCTTGTTCTATTTGGTCGTAATGGTAACGGTTTTGGATGGGGAAACAGTGATGGAAATGGAGCTGCTTATCTTGGCAATATGATGAACAACGATACTGGTCGTCAGTGTCTTGAACAACTTATTCAAGGTAATGCTTCTAAGTTGAATGAACTTTCTTCTATGCTTAACTGCGATAGTAAAGCTATTCAGAATGCTTTGTGTACTATTAATACTTCTATTCAACAAATTGGAAGTAAGACTGAAATGTCTGGTTTGCAAGTTATTAACGCTATACAAGCAGGTAATAATACTATTGCTGCTCAGCTTGCACAGTGCTGTTGCGACCAACGTCTTGCTACTTGTCAGCAAACTAATACTCTTCAGCAAACAATTAATAATGTTGCTGTCGGTCAAGAAAGAGGTTTTGCTCAAGTTGGTTATGCTGCTGCTCAACAAACTTGTGAACTTCGCGATGCTATTCGTGAAAATACTGCACAGGTTATTGCTGGTCAACGTGCTGCTGAACTTCGTGAGTATCAGAGAGAACTTGCAGAACGTGACCGTAAGATTGCTGAACAAGCTGTTGTTATTAACAATGGGCAACAGACTGCTATATTTGGTCAAATGATTCAGCAAGCTACTGCTCCTATTGGTGCTGCTGTTGCAGCTTTGCAGAAAGATATTGATGGGGTTAAATGTAAACTTCCAGAAACTACTACTATACCATATTCTCCTGTTGTAGGAGTACCTACTTGTGTTGCTGCTCAATATGGTTTTGGACTTGGATTTGGTTTACCGTTTGGTCAATGGGGGTAAATTATGAGTTTGTTTAATCCTTTCTTTATGGCTAATAGGAATGGTATTCCAAGAATTGAAGCTACTGGAGTAAGTGTTAGTACTACTGCTGTTATATATAGTTTTCAACGCAATGCTTTTTATAATAGAAACTTTGCAGGTTTAATTATATTTAAACTTCCTGCTTACACTGCTCCTTCTACTTCCGTTCCTATTATATTTGATACGGATGGTGAACAGCAAGCTGTCACTACTCTTAGTGGTGCTGCGGTTACTTCTGCTGAACTTAACCAATCTGGTATTTATCTTGCTTTTTATGACGGTAATACGTTACAACTTTTAACTGGTATTTAATCTATGTTTAGTACATTAGGACAAAATAGCTTATTCTATATCTTAGATAAGAATAATAAACCTGTTCTTAAAATAGGTAAAGTTACTGAAGCCAAAGTTAATCCACAGTTTTATGGTCTTGCTAATCAAGAAATGGACATCAAGGTAGATGTTAATGGAGAAGTTTATGAGTTCAAAAAGATTCCTACTAATATATCTATTCTTAGTCCTTCTGCTGGAATTGTTATTTCTGATAATGCAGAAGATATGACAAAAGAATTTGAAGGAACCGTTAAAACAAGTAAGCAAGCTCTTGAAAGTATAGATTATCATAAAGCTGTTATCGAAAGTCAAGATGAGATTTTTGCTAAACTTAATCCTAAATATGCTAAGGAAAAAGAACAAGAGAATAAACTCAATAATCTTGAAAATAGAGTTGGTAATATGGAACATGGTATTAACGATATTAAAGCTATGCTGTCTCAAATGATGAACGTAAAACAAGGAGGACAATAATATGTATATGATAGAAATTAGTGAAGATAAGATTGATAATATGATGGAACATATTGGAAAGAGTATTAAGTGTCTTAGTAAAGTCGCTGAATGTCTTGAAGATATGAAAGGTGGTTCTGATTATGATTATGACGATGAAGAAGAGAGAGATGAGTACGCAGCCGGAGGTAGAAATATGTATCGTCAAGGCGGTAGAAACCGTTATGCTCGTGGAGGTCGTTATGGTCGTTATTAATAAGTAATTGATAGGAGCAGAAATGCTCCTATTTTTATTTTTATATTTATGAAACATACACCATTAGATATATATGATGATATGCCTGTTGGAATGAAAAGGTATATTAGTAATTACGGTTTTCATTTTAATAAGAGAGCTTATAATTATGCTGTTAGTTTTATGAAAAAGCGTAATCCTAAAACTAATCGTGAAGAAACCGTAGAACCTTATACTAAAGATTATATTGATGAACTTCTTGCTAAACATAATATAGAACTTAAAAATAAGATAATGTATGATTATGTTTTTGCTGCTACTATGTGTAAAGCTGATTATCTTGGAAGTTCTATTGAAGATGAATATCATCTTGCTCTTTATATAAAAGATACAGTAGATGATATTGATGCTGATGCTGGTACTACTTTTCGTAGATGGATGCAAACTATGATTGGTAATGGTATTCCGATTGATTGGTATGAAATAGTTTAATATGTTTATCTTATTATTATTGCAGTAGCATATCTTAATGATAATGCTGCTGCAATTTTTTTTGAACAAAATTATAGGTTAGCCGTTGGTCTTTTAGATAAAACTATTATATTTGTAGAAAATAATTGTATTTATATATTTATTATTAAACTTATTGCTGATATGAGTTCGATTAATCAACTTGTTTCTGAAATTGCTCATTCTATGAAGCAACCTGACAGTATTCCTGTTCGTAGAGCTATTAAACTTGGTATAATTCATGCTCGTAATGAAGCTATACGTCGTACTTATGGCAATCATAATTACACCGATAAAGTTCTACAACAGAGATTTAAACTTACTCTTACTGATGTTCCAGATGGAGATTTAGCTGATTCTCAAGATGTTATTAAAGAACGAATTAAAAGAACTACTAATAAAGTTCCTCGTCCTACACGTCTGCTTAATAATCTTTCTTTTCATTCAGTTCGTACTGCTGGAGTAAGAAATACTATGGAAATTGCTTTTGTTAAAGAAGCATCTTCTCGTTATTATGCTAAACTTCCGGGAATGTGTCCTGTAATTACTTATGATTATATTAACGAATATATTTATGTTAATATTCCTGAAGATAATAAACTTCAAAATCTTGGTGCTATCATTGTTGAATCTGTATTTGAATATCCTCACATTATTCAAACTGAAACTATTGATGGAAAATTAGATATAGATAGCATAGATGATAATGATGAATTTCTACTTCCTGAAGATATGATTAGTACTGTTAAGAAACTTATTCTTGAAACTTGGAATCCTAATGTTATCAGAGATACTAATGAAGTTCCTTCTGCTAATATTATAAGATAAAATATTACTATGCTACCAGATATTGCTATTAAAGATTTCTATCTTCAATTTATTCATAATGCCAAAACTGATGCAGACAAGTACAAAAATAAACTTGATTTAACTATTACAGCTAAAGATAAATGTTATGAATATATTGATGACCATAAAGATGTTCTTAAATCTGATTTTAATATCAATCTTAATGCTTATGAAATAGAGTGGATTAAAAAAGAATATAATCCTAAAGAACATCTTTATAATACTCTTATTAAACTTCTACAACATATAGAAGAACATCCTAATAGAATTATTGTACTTCAAGTTATTAAATATTGTAACATACTTCGTGTAGAACATAGATGTCGTCGAATGATTGTTCTTACTGAGAAACGTAAGAAACTTAAATTTGGTGAATATCGTAAATATGTTACTGCTTATTATATTAAAGTACATAAATGTGTATTGCAAGGTATGGGATATAAGTTTTCTTATGGCATTGGTACTTATGTATGTAATCATTGGAAACTTGATGCTACTAAAATGAAACGTAAAGTTCATCTTGATTATTCAGCTACTAATGCTCGTAAGAAAGAACTTCTTGCTCAAGGTGTTAAACTTTATGATGAAAAAGAAGCTGCTTGGTACGATGCTCGTAAAATTCCCTATAACGGTGTCGATTATCGTGTTTGGCGTGAGAATACAGATTGGTATGAATTTACTTTTCTGAAACCTCAAATAGTTAAGACTGGTAGTTATGATTATCAACGCACTGAATATGTTGCTAAGAAATATAGAGGAATGTCCTATATGCAAATGGCTGATGAACTTTGTCATACTGAAGAAGATATTTATAATCTTCAAGTGGATATTAAATATAAACTTAATATCCTATTATATAAAGACCCAACAAAGTATTTAAATTATGTCCGCAATGCTGAACAATGTAAATACCAACGTGGAGCGCATAATAGCTAAGATTGACAATGATTTTAATCCTGATAATAGCGATTGGATACCTCGTGTTGGTGCTTGGTGTATAGATGCTATGTCTATGTTGGATTGTCTTTGTCTTGAACGTAAGAAAATAAAACTTGCTATTATAGATAGAATTGCTAATTCTCCTTGTCCTATTAGCAATAATAATATTAAGGTATATGATTCTAATGGTTGCGAGATAAAAGAAGCTAGAGAAACAACTTTTAAATGTAATTGTCCCTCTACGGGCGGAGTGCAAAAGTCTGAAACGACAGAATTTTCTAAATCTGCTGGTCTGTATGAATCGAATAATCCTATTGCAGATACTCCTAATTATCTTGTTGCAGAAACTCTTAATGCTGATAAAGAGTGGCCTGGTCGTTATCGTGTTAATGAATTTTATCTTGGAGAACGTAATACTGAAGAACGTAATTATGTTCTTGTCGATTGTAATAAAATTGAATTAAATTTTGATACTGATTGTATTACTATTGAATATGATGCTATAAAAACTGAGCATACAAGTCTTGGATATGAACTTCCAGTTATTCCTAATAATGGTTTATTAATTGAAGCTCTTGTTTATTTCTGTATGTATAAAATGCTATGTCGAGGTTATAAACATCCTGTGTTTAATCTTAATGCTTCTCAATATGGAACTAATCCTTATTATATTTGGACTCAAATGAAAGAAGAAGCTCGTCGTAGTGTTATTGCTAACAAGTTTGATAGCGATGAAGATATTACTAAGATTCTTAGAAGTAATTTCTATATTAATACTTTTGATACAAGACGTTAAGTTATGAAAATTATTCCTAATCTTAATCTTAATAAGCATCCTAAAGAAACTCAAACAGGTAGTCTTATTGATGGCACTAACTTAATTGTTAGTGCTGATAATTCTGTTATTCAATCAGAACCTATATTAAATATAACAGATATTTCTGATAAATTAAATGATATTATAGATGATAATATTAAGTATAATATTGTTTATTGTATTCCGTGTAATAAGGAAATAATTATATTTTGTTCTTATAATAATTCTAATAATTCATTATATCTTTATAGATATTCTGAAATATACGATTCAATAAAATATGTTACTGAAATTGAATATAGTGGTGGAAATCTTATTGGAGAATTTACTTATAATCATAATGATTTAATAATTGCAATTAGTGAATATTTTGAAGATGATAGTAAAAAAATTCCTATTAAAGTTATAAATTTTGGTAAGTTTGAAGAAAATATTTCTACCGATGATATTAATCAATTAAATAAAAAAGAACTTCATAGTATTTGTCCTGAAGTAAAAATTCCTATTGCTGCTATCAAATATGTAAATGGTAATGCTTATAAAGGATGGTATTATATATTTATAAGATATAAAATAAGTGATTCCACATATACTCAATGGTTTGATTTAAATGCTAATGTATTTGTTGATGATTATAAATCTACTTCGTTTTTTGATTATTGGATTAGCGGAGAACTTACTGGCAATACAGGAGTTTCTGGAGATAGAGTTCCAAATATAAATACAGAAATATATTATACTTTCAGTAACGAATTAGATGTTAGCAAAGTTAGCTTTAATGTAGAAATAAATAATAATACTGACCTATATAATAAATATCAATTAGGATTTATAAATGTTACTAAATCTTCTACGAGATGTTATAAAACTTCTGATTTAGATATTAATACTAAAAATACTACTTTTAATATTAATAATTTAGAAGAATATTCTGTTGCTGATTTGATTTCTACTTATTATAATTACTATAATGTAAAATCTATGTGTATAAATAAAAATAGATTATATATTGGTAATTATAAAGAAAATAATAATGAAAAAGAAATTGCTATTGCTTGTAATAATATAAATTTAAGTATAGATTATAATATTATTCCAACATCTTTCTTTGAAGGTTCTAATTATGAACTTAATACTTGTAGTATATTTCCTTTTACTTATTATAATATATTTATTCATTTTGTTGATAAATATGGTAATTCTACTTTAGGTATAAATATTAGTAATTTTAATGTTTATATTAAAAAAGAAGATATTAAAATTTTAGTTAATAATATTGGAAATAAACTTATAATGTTTAATCCATCTTTTGATTTTACTAAAAATGTTATTAAAGGATATATTAATATAGATTCTATTCCATATGAATATATTGGATGGTATGCAAGTTATGAAAAAGTAGAAACAAGAGTAAAATATTTTGGTATTGTTATTGGAGGTTATGCAAGTTCTATTTATGGAATCAAAGTTTATAATGACAGATTTAATTATGACGATTATATAGATTTTGATTTTGATACTTTAAGACTATATGATGATATTAATGTTGATGATGAACGAAGAGATGCACAAAGTATTTGTAGTCTTAATAGTTTAAGTAGTACAGATTATACAGTAGCTAATAAAGATTTATTTGTAGCAGATAGTTATAATAATATTGGAGGTAGTACTAATCTATCTGTTACTTGTCAAGGAATTGGTACTCTACAAAGAGGTAAACCATATATAGTTATGCTATATAAAAAGAACTCTAATGATTATTATAATAAATATAATAAAACTCTTATTCCTTGTACTCCTGTTAGTTATTCTATAAATACTGATAATATTTTAAATATAAATAATTGTTTTATTAGTACTCAGCAGGCACTAATTTATGAAGAAGATACTTATTTTAATGATGCTATTAAATATTTTCAAACTGCTGGAAGTTCTGATTATGTTGCAGAACCATGTCATAGTTATCTATTTGATTTTCCTATCGAAATTCCTGCTGAAAGTATTCAAATAAATAATAAACCTACTGTTGAATTTTTTCCTCTTACAGGATTAGATACTACTGACGAATATGAAAAATCTTTTGCTGTTGGACTTATAGTTGAAGCTAAAAATACTATTGATTTATTTCAACAAAAAAATAATACTGTTTATGATTCATATCCCAAAACATTAAGTTGGTACGATGCTACTGTTAATTATACTAATGATTATACTAAAACTATTAGAAGAAGTAATGTTATTCAAGATGAAAGTAATGAAATAAGTTGGCGTAAATTTGAAATAGATAATTATAAAATAATTACTGAAAATAAAGGTAATATAGTTAAACTTGTTTCTATTGGATATTATTTTATTGTACATACTCAATATAGTATGTTTTTATTTAATGATACTAATGCTATTAAAAGTAATGAACAAGATATTCAATTAGCTTCTATTGATATTTGGGATATAAATTATAAAGAAGTAGTAACAAGTTCTTTAGGATTTGCCGGAATACAAAAAGAATATAATGGTATAATCGGAGAATTTGGATATATATTTTATGATGCTGATGCTAAAAGAATATATAGATATGATAATGGTAAAATATTTTATATTGATTCTAATATTATAGGTTTACTATATAAACTTAAAGATTATGATGTTTATCTTGTTGATGATAAATTAAGAAATAGAATACTATTTAGATTCTTTAATAATAATGACGAAGATATAGTATTAAGTTATAATTATAATACTGATACTTTTATTTCTCGTCATTCTTATACTTTTTATAGAGGTTGGTCTACTAAAGAAATTACTTATATTGTTGATAAAATAATAGATAATGAAATAAATAATATTCTTAAATATAATAATGATGAATATAATAATTCTAATATATCTATTATTATTAATCCTAATAATTATAATATAAATACTATTGAATGTATTAATTATAATATCAGTAAAATAGATAAAGTATTGTTTAACGATTATTCGCCCGTAGAGGGAACAACAATGTATTATGCTACTGATTTTATTAAAATTTATTCTGAGTTTTGTAATACTGGCATTATTGATATTTCATATACTAATCCAGAAGATACTATAAATAAAGTAATGGATTATACAAAACCTTATTGGAGATATGGAAATTATCATTTTAATGCTATTCGTAATAAACTAAAAGAATATATTGATGGTGAAATTGATGCAACAAAAAGTAGTCGAATATATGGTAATTGGTTTGTTATTTATTTTGCTTGTAATACTAATAAACAAATAGAATATAAGTCTATTGATATAAAACTTACTAATTCTGAATTTGTATGAAAAAAGTAGATAAAAAACGAGATAAAGCATTTTTAGGAGCTATTATTGGCGGTGTACTTGGTATGGCAGGAAGTGCTATTTCTGGAGCTATTAATAAAAATTCTACTGAAAAACAATTAGAAGAACAACAACGTCAACAAAATAAACATGATACTTATGAAATGGCTCAAAATCTTTCTGCTGGATATGGTAATCAAGAATATATAGATGAATTTAAAAAGAAAGTTGTTTTTAAAAATGGTGGTAAAATGAAAACTAAAGATAATAACTATAAAGATAGAGTTTCTCTTGCTAAAAAATTTAAATGTGGTGGACGTAAAAAAGCTCAATGGGGAGCATCAGACACTAATGCTGTTATTAATTCATTAGGAAATGTAGGTTCTTCTATTATAAATTCTGGTATTAAAAGTAGTACAGATACTACTCTAAGACAAGGTAATATGTTTAAAGCTATTCCAAAAGAATATATTAAACAACCTGATTATATTACTAATCCTAATAATCTTATTGATAATAATACTATTTATATGCGCTGTGGCGGTCGGGCTAAAAATAAGTGCGGCGGTAAATTTAAAAAGTGTTTTGGCGGTCGTAAATAACTGTTTTTAGCTTCATATTCTACTAAACTATGTCAGCTTATAATTATATCACATTTTATATATCGTGTCTGTATGAGGCTGATATTAAGTCATAATAACTAATATTTTTCTATTATATATGACTATTCGTAAAGTTCGCAAACCTAATGTAGTACGTGGTGGAACTGCTATTCCTCTTGGACGTAACTACTATTATATGTCTGGGCGTAAACATAAAACCGGTGGTATTGATATAGGAAAAAATCCTCGTACTGGTCTTGAAGTTGAAGACGGTGAAGTTATGCATGTTGGTAAAAATGAAATTAAAGTATTTAGTGCTCAGCCTTTTCTTAATGGTAAATCTCCTGCTCAACGTGTAATGCAAGGTGATAATCCAAATGCTGTTTTTAATGCTCAAGAACGTTATAAAAAACGTAATAAACTTAATGATGATGGTACTAAAAAGAAACGTATGGGTGGATTAAGTAGAGATAAAGATTATGGGTCAAAGTCTAAGCCTTATCCAAATGTTAAATCTGGAGATTTTGCTGGTAGACATAGAAGTTATCCTATTCCTACTAAAGTTGATGCAAGAGATGCATTAAGACTTGCTGGTCTTCATGGTCGTAGTGATGTTAAAGCTAAAGTTTATAGTAAGTATCCTGACCTTAGAAAGAAAGCTCGTAATGGTGGACTTTATTCAGTTACAGTTAATGGACTAACAAAGTTATATCCATTTCCTTCTACGGGCGGAGTGCGTAAAGCTACAACTACTAAACCAGTTAAAACTGCTAAACGAGATAAATATAATACTGGTGGTAATAAAAAAGAAAATATAGAAAAAGTAGTTCAATCTATTACTCCTGAAGTAAATCCTTTTACTTCTTATGAACAAATTCCTAATCTTACTTCATCTAATAATATTGAAAATAATACATCTTCTGTACCAAGAGCTTTTGCTAAACGTAATAGAAATATTACCGACCCAGAAGAACTTAACTTTGCTTATCAAAAAGAATCAGGTACATATCCTAATTGGCTTAAACGTACTTATACTTCTGCAAGAGATTATGTAAGAAAAAATCCTGATGTAACAGAAGATGCTATTGGTCTTATATCTAATCTTGGTTTTTCTATTGCTGGTCGTAACGCTAATAATCGTATTCTTGATAGAATGAGATATTCTTCTCAACCTATTACACGTAGAGCCACTAAACTCAAAACTCGTATTAATATTAATCCTCAACTTGATAAAATGCGAGAAAGTCTTGCAGCTTATGAAAGAGAAATAGATAATAATACTTCGAGTTCAAAAGTTGCTCTTGCAAGAAAACAACGTGCTCGTCTTGCTAATGTACTTCAAACTAATGAGTTGTTTGGTAACAAAGAAAATATTGAAACTCAACTTATTAATCAAGATAGACTTAATCAGCAAGCTGTTGCTGCTGAAAATATTAAGGATTATAATAAGTGGTCTGAAGGTAAAGCTGCTTTTGATAATGCTATTCTTCAACAAAAAGCTGAAAATAATATTTCCATGATTAATAATATTAATGCTGGTATTCAAGATGTTATTAGTAAAATACAACGTAGAAGAAATGAAGGTAAAACTATAAGAGCAATGCTTATGGCGTATCCTAATTTACCTGCTGAACAACTTCTTGCTTCTGGTCTTATTAATCAGAAAGAATATGATACTTATAGAAAAGGTTATCCTCTTAAAGATAACCGTCGTGGAACTTATTCTAAATAAAATAATATAAATGCTATGGCTCAAGTTAATTATATAAGTCGTGACTACATACCTCGTGTAGATTTAACTACTCTTGGCAATACTTTTAATACTCTTGAAGAAGGTCATCAAGCTGCTGTAAAAGCAGCTTCTGACCTTGAAATAGCAGTATCACAACTTGATATGAATGAAGCTGAAGATGGTTTTAAAGAACATCTTATAAATGAAATTAAAGATACTATTGATAGCAATACTCTTTACGGAAATGCTTATGGTGCTTTAGACAATCTTGTAGCTCAAGCTGGTAATATCCAATCCGATGGTAGAGTTATTGGTAGACTTCGTAATCAGAAAGCTAAGAAAGAGTATGATGCTAAAGTAGATGCTATGGCTATACCTGATGGTATGAAACAAATGTATAAGGAAGAAAATCCTTATTATTATGAAGATGGTTCTATTGATGAAAGAACTGGTCGTACTCTTCCCGGAGAACTTTGGGAAGCTAAATCTAATCCTGTTGCTACTGTTTCTGAAAATGAAATTCAAAAATATGCTTTGCAAATAGCTGCTAAAGAAGCTGGTGGTGGAGAACGTATTTCATTTCTTGATGCTAATGGAAATGAAACTTATGACCCTTCTAAATCTACCGATGGCGCTTTTTATCGTAAAATAGGAAGTAAATATGAACGTCTTTCTGAAGATAAAATTCGTCAAGCATATAAAGTAGCTATTGATAGTATTCCCGGCGCTCGTGATAGTCTTAATCAAGATTACCGTTATGCTACTTGGCAATATGATAAATTAGTAGAAGACGCTCGTCAAAAAGGAGGAAATACTACTCCTGTTATTCCCGGATTTACTGATAAAAATGGTAATGTTTATAGTGAAGAACAATGGCTTAATAATAAAATAAATAATTTTGCTGATGTTGCTGCATATAATCATGTTTATTCTGAAATTAATTTTGGTGATGCTCTTGAAAATAGACGTAAAGCTCAATTTACTGCTGCTGGTGGTGCCGAAGGAAATAGTTTAAGTATAGATTTTATAGGTTCTAATACTCTCGGAACTTATGAAGTTGAACAAAATGCTTATAGTAGTGCTTTAAATGCTCGCAACAATGCTTCTCAATCTGGTCTTGATATTATTAATAGAATAGCTGCTGGTAAGTTTAGAGATATGAACATTGGAGATATTCAACAAAAACTTATTTCTGAGAAAAAAGCTACTGGACCAAATACTGCTGTTCAATATATTATTAATACTTATGGAGCAAATCTTACTTCAGTTGAAAGAACAAATCTTACCAACGCTTTCTTTACATATTGGAAAACTAATAGACAAGTTAATGATATGCTTAAGAAAGCTGGTGCTGATGCAGATGCTTTAAGATTTAGCGATAATATTAATGGTCAAAATTATACTAATGATAATAAATATGGTAAAGCTATTATTGGCGATTTAAATAATATTTTTAAACTTAATAATCAAGTTGATTATGAAATAGGTAAAGATGTATTTGATGCTGTTACTCGTTTATATGGAGTTAAAGATTTAAGAAATGTTGGACTTTCTTATAGTCAACTTTCTAATGGTAATTATGTTGTTTCGTTTACTCCAGATAATAGAAATCTAATGCCTAAATTTGACAGTTATATTGCTAAAGCTGATGATAAAGTTGGAGGTAGTTTAGGCGGATGGGCTAAAAAGTTTTTTACTGCAGATGCTGCTTCTGGAAATTATGTAGTTAAATTTCGTAATAAAAATGGTGCGACTAATGTAAGAAATATTAGTGGTGGAGGTAATCTTGCTTTACTTTATGAACGTGGAGAAGAAGCTGCTGCTAAAATTCAATCTAAAGTAGGTGGATTTAAAGGTACTAAAAACTTACTTGGCACCGATGTTACAACTCCGGGAGAAGTATATTATATGGAAATGGGTAATCAACTTGGTTGGACTGGTTCTGAAATACGTGCTCAACAAAAAGATTGTAGAGAACGTGTAGATAGGTCTATTGCTAACGGGGACCTTGCTGGAGGACAAGTTTATCTTATAGGCAATCCCAATGATATTAAATCTCCTCGTAGATTTAATAAACAAATAACTAATGCTACTGAACTTAATTTACTTCTTCAACACATGTATTCTGTTGACCCAAATAATATAACTCGTACATATTCTGCTGGAGATGATAATATGCCAGAAGGTTATTATTTTAGTTTTACTGTTCCTGCTAATGATAAAAATGATATTACAGAAGGGTATAGAGGTAAAACTATTAATATGTATGTAACAGGGTCTATTGATGATGGTAGTGGTTATAAAATTAATAATAATCCTCGTTATATCGCTCAAAATTTTATAGGTACTTCTAAAGCTACAGGCGCTCCTGTTGAAAATTTTGGTTATAGTACAAGTCTTGGAGATACTCGTTTACTTCCTCAAAATGACGGAATTTATACTACTGGTATATTAGGAAGACATACTACTCTTAATGAAAGACAAGCAGAACTTGTTACAGAACAACTTATGCGTCTTGAACAAATGAAATATCAAATTCCTAATCTTGCTGCTAATACTCAACTTAACCCTGAGCAGAAAAGAGAGGTGCTTCAAAATCATATTGATGCTTATGCTAAAAATCTTGCTTCTGTATTGAGTGTTTCTCCTGAAGTTCTTGGTGTTGCTATTGCTAATTATTTTAAAGAATCAATAGAATAATATGTTATGAATGACGATAGAAAACATCTTGTAGGTGATGCTTTTATAGATAGTATTATTACAGGTGGTATTAAAGTTAATCCTGAATATAATCCTAAAACTAAAAAAGGTAAAGTTCAACCTAAGTATATAGTAGATACTTCTGCTCCAAGTTTTGATGAGGGTATCGCTACTCGTTACGCAGAACAAAGTCGAAGACTTCGATATACAGGTAGAGAACTTGGTTTTACTAATGAAGATATTGAGAGAGATGCCAATCTTGGCATTTCTCTTTCTCCGTATAATACCGAAGACGAACTTAATGCTGCTCGTGCAGAGAATCAAAGTAATTGGGCTAAAGCTGGTAACTTTCTTATGCAAGCTGGTGTAGGAGAAGTTATACTTGGAACTATGGAAGGTTTTGGTAATATAGCTGACGGTATTATAAATACTTTTACTGGTAATAATTATGGAATTAATCCTTATACTCAGTTTATGACTGAAGCTAAGGAAAATCTTAAAAAGAATTATCAAATTTATCGTCGTAACCCAAATACTTCTTGGGACGTTGGAGATTTCGGTTGGTGGATGGATAACGCTGTTAGTGTTGCATCTACAGCTTCTCTTCTTCTTCCTGCTGCTGGTTGGGCAAGAGGATTAAGTTCTCTTGGAAAAATAACTAGAGCTTCTAAAGCTCTTAGTGGAGTAAGTAGATGGGCTTCTCGTGGTATAGCTGGTGCTGGAAAAGCAGGCAAAATAGGTAATAAATTTGGTGCTTTACGTACTGCTGCAGGAAAAGCCAATCGTATAGAAAATACTATTAATCAAGGTACTGGAATTATTGGCACTGCTGTACTTAATCGTACTGGCGAAAACTATATGGAAGCTAAAGCTATATACGATGATGTTTATACTAATTCAAAAGAGAACTTAGAAAATATGCCAAACGAAGAATTTGCTAAGTTTCTTTTTAACAATCCTGAATTTAAAGATATGTCTAAAGATGACATAGCTAAAGAGATTGCTCGTAAATCTGCAAATACTACTTTCTATAACGATTATGCTATGCTTCTTATGGATATTCCTCAATTTAAAGCTCTTGGTAAACTTTGGGGAAGAACTGGACGTAGAGCTAATACTGCTTCTGAAAGAATAGCTGCTGAAAATGCTCGTCGTACTCTTGCAGGTAAACCTGCTGAACAACTTATTAAAGATAATATTTGGAATAGAAGTAAAGAAGGTATTCACTATGCTCTAAAGAATCCTAAAGATAGTTTCTTTGCTCTTGAACTTGGTGAAGGTTTTGAAGAAATCTATCAAGGTATTCAAAGTGAGAAAGGAATGGAAGTTGCTCAAAAGTATTTTGACCCTACTATGACTTCTCGTTCTCTTTCAAGTTATCTTAGTGACGGAAGTATTTGGGAACAAGGTTTCTGGGGAAGTCTTGGCGGTATTGCTTTTAACAAACTTGGTCGTGGTTATCAAGCTGCCGATAAAGCTATTCGCGGTGCTTGGAACAAAAAGCACATGAGTGCTGATGAATATGAGCGTTGGAAAAGAAGTAATACTAAGATTTCTGTTGAACAACTTAATAATATTACTACCGATATAGATGAATACCTTTCTAATATGCAAACTATTAGCGAAGGTAGAAATCCTTTTAATTTTGTAGTAGACCCTGAAACTGGTCAAGAAATTATTAAAAATGGAGAACTTGTCAATGAAACTATTGACGATACTCAAGCAGAACTTCTGAAAGAAAAAGCTGTTTCTAAATTTGTCGATAATGTTACTATGAATGCTATTGACAACGGTACTTTTGAACTTATGAAAGAAGTTCTTGGAAGTTCTGAATTTGACCAATATATTACTAATAATGGATTACGTATTGACGCTAATGATAAAGCTCTTAGTCAACAAGTAATAGATAGAATGAACGAAGTTTCTGATATTTATGAAAATTCTCTTAAAGATATTGATGCTTTAGCTGATACTACTAATCCATTTATAACTATTGCTGCTGCAAGAAATATTACTCGTAATAAACTTAAAATGCAGGAATATGATGATACTATTGCTAATATTAATCAGCGTATTGCTGAGAAAAATGATACTGGAACAGATTATTCTGCTTATACTGAACGTGAAAAGTATGAAACTTATAAACGTCATGTAGATAATCTTGTTCGTCAAAAGAAACGTCTTTCTCTTCAAAAAGCTAATCAAGAAATAAGTGAATCAGCTTATCAAGCACAAGTTAAAGAAATAGATAAAACTATTGATACTTGGAATAGTTGGGCAGAAGCTAATAGTGCACAAGGTGCTCTTGAAGCTGTTCGTAAAGAATTTACTGAAGCTCTTGGTAAAGAAGATGCTGAATTAGATAAATCTTTTAATAACTTTATTGTTGAATACGAAAAAGCTACTCAAAAGGCAAGAACATCTCCATTTCCGCCTGAAACTATACGTGACCTTATAGATGCTGAAATAGATACAGAAGTTAAACGTAACTATACTTCTTCTCAAATTCCTACTGCACAAGAAGAATATGAAGATTTATATAATGAGTTTAGTCGTTCTATGGATGCAATGGAACTTGCCCGTAGAGATGAGTATCTTGATAGAGTTAAAAACTATCTTTCTACTGTTGACAATTTAGATGAAGCCTTAGATAAAGTTTATGCAGAAAATACAGGTAATGCTAAAGTAGATGAGGCTCTTCATTATCTTCGTTATCTTTCTGACGAATCTACAGATATTCAACTTGGTGGTAAAGGACAATTTACTACTAATATGACTATGGATGATATTATAAATACTGAAAGAAAGAAGAGAAAAGGTGCTAATCAAGCTAACGCTGAAGCTGAAAAAGAAGGTGTTGGTACACCTCCTGCTCCAGAGCAAGAAGCAACAGATACAAATAATCCTCCCTCTACGGGCGGAGTACAGAAAACAGAACCTGCTCAATCTGCTGCACCTGCTACTGCTGCTCAACCAGCTCAACCTCAGCCTCAACAACCTGCTATTCAACCTAAACCTGCTCCTGCGCAAACTGATGTAGATTTAGGAGGTGGAGACGATCGTCTTCATAATCCTACTGATGTAGATACTTCAGCTGACCCTCTTGATGAATCTTATGATACTCCTTCTCTTAGAGGAGAAATTAAGGCTCGTCAATATATTATGCAGGTTGGTTTTAAAAGTGAAGCTCGTCTTAATGAAATTACCGATGCTTTAGCTAAAGGTGATACTTCTAAACGAGATGCTTTTCTTAATGAAGTAGTTAATTATCTTGTTAAACAGGGTTTTGATATCAATCTTTCTCGTAAGATTGCCGCTACTGCATTTGTTTCAACAGTTAATCTGTTTGGAGCAATGAATACTAAAAGTGCATTTGGTAAACTTGCTCAACAACTTGCTCTTGGATTTAGTAAGAAAGCTGCTCAAAAACATGCTGAAACTGAATTCATGACTGATAAAGAACTTAAAGATGCACTTAATGATACTGTTGATGAATTTCTTACTGAATATTCTAAATTAGTTAAAAATACTGCTGTTGGTGACGGAAAGATTATTATTAATATAGAATCATTATTTGATTATCTTCTGAATAATGAAGATGTTGATACTCAAACCGCAATGTATATTTATAACAATCTTAGTCAATATATTGCTACTCATGACGGAAGTAAATATATATTTACCGGTTTTAATACTGTCAATAGACTTATGCTTTCTGCTGTTGAATTTATGAATCAACTTAGAGAAAATAAAGCTCAAATTAGAAATTCTATTGATAAACTTCATATTAGTCCTATTGAACTTAGACAAAGACAAAATAAACAACAAGCTAAAGAATATAGAGAAGCTCTTGAAGCTGCTCATAATGGTACTGCCGTTCGTATTTATGTAGAACCTCAATATACCAATGTTAAAGAAACACAGCCCAATGGTTTTGAGGAACATAAAGAAGTTATGTCTAATCTTAACGTAATTGTTGAATATAAAAAAGGTAATAAAACTAAATCTGTTAAAATAGGTATTCTTAGAGCTGTTGAGTTTGATAATGACGGTAATCATATTAGACCTAAGCGTCATCAATCTGGATTTGCTAATGTTCTTTATAATACAGATAGTCAAATAAAACTTGATTGCGATTTTCTTTTTGAAGCTCTTATTGAAAGAGAAGACGCTAATGCTAAACAGTTATTTAATGATATAGCTGATTATTATCTTAGAACTCGAGATATTATTGATAGACGTAAAAGAGGAGAACTTAAAGTTGATGAAGCTCAAAAACTTCTTAGTCAAGCTATGACTAAAGATATGGCTGAGCGAATTATGTCTAATCCTTATATTAAACAAGCTCTTGCTAATGAAGTATATAAATTTGATGTAGGCGTAAAAAATAGTGACACTGCTCGTGCTCGAGATATTAGTAGTAAAATAGCTGCTATATTATTTTTTGGTCGTGAAGAAGATGTCAATGACCCGACTAACTATGACTATAATAGTTTTGCTACCGATTATAAAACTCTTACTGAAAGATATAATAATTGGAAAGAAGAAGTTAATGCTAACTATGAGCAGACTTATGAAATGCAGCAAGCTATTGAAAATGGAGATGAAATTCCTATTATTAAAAAACTTAATGTTAGTTATACTACTCAACTTAATATTCTTCCAGAAAATCAATATACTGATATTGGAGAATTAAATATGGATTTTAGTAAGACTGTTAATGGTCAATCAAATCCAAAATATACTTCTTTTGTTTATGTTAAAAATGGTCGTCTTCTTGGTGAAGACGGTACTGATTACGGAGAAGCTGACCCAAATATAGGAGATTATAGTATGGGTTATATTGTTTATAAAGATGACAATATGACTCAAGTAGCTTATTTTAAAAAGACTAATGAATTGAAAGACGCTCCTATTGCTACTAAAGTTAAAGATGAACTTAGACGTCTTATTTTAGCTCAGCTTTCTAATACTTTTGATGCTACTGACCCAGCTCGTCATGAAGTAAACTTTGAAAGAATAGGAACTCTTCTTACTGAACTTTGTGGTTATCAAGGATTATTTAGACTTGGTAATAACTTTGCTGAAGGAGATGTTACTGTTCGTATTACTAATGGTGGTCAGACTATTAATGTATTACATTATGATAGATTTACTAAAAAAACTAAGCCTATTATGGCTTTCTTTTCTTATGATTCTAAAGGTAATCCCGGTCATGCAATTCGTATTTTTGGTCAAAATTATAATGTTACTTCTAATAATAAAGATTATATAGATATTAATAATATTGACGGTAATCAAAATATAAGTGCCGATACTGTTAGAGCATGGGTTAATTATGCTCTTGATGATATGTTTAATAGCGTTAAACTTAATCGTAGTGCTTTAGGTTTTACTAAGAAAACTACTTCTGGAGGTACTCCTACTATATTTAATTGGGATGCTAATACTGGTAAGTTTACTCTTAATCTTAATGGAGAAAAAATTACTTATAACAATTATGCTGATTTTGTTACTCAAAATAATGGTTTTAAAGTAAATGTATATCAGAACGAAGACGGAAGTTTCGTTACTCGATATATGAATGAAAATCGTATTACTGCTGATACTGGTATTCGTAAAGATGTTGAAGTTCCTCAAGCTGAAAATCATGCAGTTAGTGATATGCTTTATACAAGTGAAGCTAATCCTAAACGTAAAACTGTTGATACTTTTTCTATTCTTGAAGCTGCTGGTGTTGAACAAGATAAAATAGATATTCTTCTTGGAACTAATAATGGTCTTCAAATAGCTACTAAACGAATTACTATTTCTCCTGAAAAAGGAAATGCTTTTATGTATTATAGTACTATTGATAAACAAGTTCATATTACACCAAAAGGAGCTACTGCTATGAATGGCAATCCTAAAAATGCTGTTCGTCTTATACTTCATGAAAATCTCCATAGACATTTTAATAGTAATAAATTTAGTAACGCTGAACGTCAACGTATTACTGATGAATTACAAACTGTTTATGATTTTGTTCGTGCTAAAATAGAAGAAGATAAAACTAACGGAAAGATTACTGAAAATCTTTATAATCAATTTGTTAGTGTTCTTGATAAAACTCAAACTCCTAAAGACCAACAAACTCGTATGGAAGAGTTTCTTGTTGAATGTCTTACACAAGCTCCTCTTACTGAATGGCTTAATAATACTGATTATCCTATTGATGCTGATATTCAAGGTCTTAATCTAAAGAAAAAGTCCATACTGCAAAAAATTATGGACATACTATTAGATTTATTAGGAATTAAACCTCAAAATATAAAAAATAATAGTATATTAGCACGAGAATATGTAATACTTAGTAAAAGTGTTGCTCCTACTGTTACTACTGGGTTATTTGCCGGTACTGTCGATAATGCCAATGTTAATCGTAGCACTCAGCCCGTAGAGAGAAGACGTAAGCCTAAACCTGCTTCTGACTCTGGAGTTAATACAGAAGTTCTTAATAGAACTAAAACTAAAATTGATACTATTCGTGCTGATTTTGAAGCACGTATCACTCGTAGTCCTAACTTTGCTGAAAATCATACTTATCTTCTTGACGGCGAACCTATTGATTATAGCGTTACTCAAAAGATTCATGGTAAACAAGATGTTGGCAAATGGGGAGTTCCTGCTTCTACTTTAGGTAATACTGCTGATGCTGTTGCTCGTGGTTACTTTGATAACAACGGTGTTGTAACTTATGATATGCATATACCTAATGTTGGTGAAAGTCAACGTGAAGACCTTATTGCTGATATGAGTAAAATTGAAGCTCATCTTGATGAGAAATTTGGTAAAGGTCGATACAGAGTTATTACACAAGAATTTCCTATTGGAGGAACTATTACTGTCAATGGAAAAGTTAAGACTATTGCAGGTACTATGGATATGATGGTTTATACTGATACTGGAGATATTTATATTTATGACTTTAAGACTAAACGTATTGGAACTGGTGACGGTAATATTAGTACTGAAACTATTCATGGTTATAAGCAACAAGTTAATATTTATCGTCAGATTCTTGAAGAGAACTATCCTGAATTAAAAGGTAGAGTTCATACCGGAAGTCTTATTAAATTTAATGTAGATTATCCAGAACCTAATGATACTATTAAATATAGAACTAATCCTAATGATTCTTCACAACTTCAAGTTAGTAGAGATGGTGGTAAAACTTATGAGAACATTCAAGATGCTCTTGTAGATTATACAGCTCCTACTCTTGCTGATGAATATAACAATCCTAATGTAATCATTCCTGTCGAAGAACAAGATTATGGAGATGCTATTGGAGCTTTGCCTGAACCGAAAGTTAAAGAACCAGATATAAACAATGCTATTCAACAAGCTCCAACTGTTACTTCTCCAGAAGATATAGGTCTTGATAGCGATGGTTATATTGCTGAAGATGAAGATTATTTAGATGATGATTTTAATGATGTTGAACGCGATGCTATAACAGAAGAAATTACAGACAATACTAACAGTTCTACTGAAATATATGCTCCTGCTATTGCTAATGGTACTGTTGATAATGCTTATGGTGTTAAGGTTATCAATAGTATGAACGACTTTATAAGTCAGTTCCCAGCCCAATATCAAGCCGATATTAAACTGATATTAGATAGTAGTGAGGTTAATTATACTTGCCAATAGGATTATTCAGTCCGACATACTAAATAGATTGTGAAGCTAAAATCAGCTTCACAATCTATAATAATTTTACAAAATAACAAGTTCTAACTATTATTCATTATAGTGATGAATCTTATAATACGAATAAAGTTATGAAATGTACAGTAAATAATTTAAATCTATCTTTTGATAAAGATAACAAACTTCGTACTACCATTGGTAGAGTAACTGGTTGGGATATTAACAAAGCATACGTTCTTGCAGCCCAACTTCAAAACAGTGCTTTTAAAAAGTATCTTTCTGAAAATCTTACTGAAAATGATATTCTTAAAGGAGCTACTGTTGATATTAATAATATAACAGAAGCCAATTATGTGAATATCAATCAGAATAAACTCGGTAGCCTACTCAATGCTTATTATCTTAGGACCTATCATTCTGTAAATAATACTAAGACTAATAAAGCAATGGGTAGACTTATGGGTTTTAGTAGTTCTACTGCTAAAAAGGTTGCGAAAGATTATGTTGCTGATATGATTATTTCTCGTTATCAATCAGAACTTAATAAACCTCGTAATGTTCGTAAAAGTAATGGAGAAATACTTCAAGAAGTTCATAAAGAAATTCGTTCTCAATTTCTTAGACGTGCTGATGATTTTGCTAAAAATGTACTTAGTACAGATAAATATAGTAATGAAGCAAAAGAATATGCTCAGAAATATCTTGATATTATTGATAAAATAAATCAAGTTGCTGATGAAATTGACGCTAATATTCCTTGGCTTCGTTCTATGCAAGGTCAACTTAATGAATATAAAAACAGAGAACTTACTGTTGGCGAAAAGAAAGAATACGATGCTTTAAAAGCTGATTTTGATGAACGTCGTACTGCTCATAGACGTAAAGAACAAGCTCTTGCTCAACACAGAAGAGATAGAAGAGTTATGGCTGCTAATCTTATAGACCTTTATTCTTCTAATATTGATGGTGCTCTTAATGTAAGAAATCGTAATTTTGTCAATCTGTATATGCAGATTGTTGGTAATCCTGAAGAATTTTTCTTTGAAGTATATAATACTAAAAAGATGACTAATCTTATTAAAGAATATGATAAGATTGGAGATATTACTGAATATATTGAAGAAGAAGATACCAATAACGATTCTCAAGATAATCAGTTTAATGAGCAGTCTGTTGATGAAACGTCTAAAACTTGGGAAGATAATCTTTATAAGAACTTCAATCAAACTATTTCTACTAAAATGAAATTTATACTTTCTCGTATTCCTAAACTTGAAAGTCCTTTTAATTCTAAAGACGAAGTACAAACTATAGATACTAATAATGAACTTGGAGTTAAGACTTATTATGATTCTCAATATTTAACTGTTCAGATAATTGCTCATGGGGATTTCTCTAATGTTGAATCTATGATTAGTTCTCTCGAAGAGAAGTCTAAAAATATTAAAGCTCTTTACGGTTTTGGTTCTTTTATTAATAAATTAAAACAAGATAGAAATCTTGCTAATTTTGTTTATGCTAATTTTGCGAAGCCTCTTGTTAATAAAGTAATGTGTACTATTAACGATGTTACTGCTACTGACGGTATTGTATTTGATTATAGCAATCCTAATGCTTTTGGTAATGTTAAACTTGCTTTTGATATGATGAATAAACTTCGTAGTACATATAACAATAATTACGATGTTAACGATGCTTCTACTCTTACTAAACTTTCAAGAGTTAAAGAATCTGATATAGATTCTATTAAACCTGAACTTCAAACTATTATTTCTAAATATTTTCCTAACTTTGATGTTACTAATTTGGATAATATATTTAGACTTCCTAATAAAACAGAAATTATAAATAGTATTATTCGAGATATGATTTCTATTGTTAATGGTGTTGGTAATATTAAAAGAAATATTAATAATACTTATGATAGAATAAATAGAGAATATACTGATGCTCTTGCTAAATGGAATACTGATTATTTAATAGCTGAAGAACAATGTCTTGCACCTGAAGATTATCCTCAATATCCTAAAAAAGAAGAATTTGATGTTTCTCTTTATGAACTTACTCCTGTTGTAAATCAATCTATTATTAGATTTGCTAATACTATTAGTAGATATAATGAGTCTCGTGCTCGTATGAATACTGCTAATGCTGAGGGAAATACTGCTTCAGACGTTATTAAAAACTGTTTTGTAACTCGTTTCTTTGATATGATTCTTGCAAAAAGTCCAGAAGATTCTGCTGCTGGTCTTAAAGCATTTGGAGAATATCTTATTCAAGGAACAAAAGAAGGTACAGAAAATCAGTATTCTAATAATCCTATTTTCTTTGGTCTTAAAGACGAAAATGGAGTAGTTGTTGCTCCGGGTATGTTTACTAAAACTCCTACTGGTTTTGTTATTAACGGTGACCCTAAAGACGGATATAGTTATGCTAAGAATATTCTTAGTTATGCTTTATTTGATGGAGTAAAGAATTCTTCTTCTGGAGTTGGAACTGTGTATGATAAGATGTCTAAGATTGATTTCTTTATTACACAATATATTGCTTTTAGTAATAGTACAGTTCAACGTACGGAAAACGGTAATATTAAAAAGATTGGTAATCTTGACAGTGCTGTTTATCCTATGCGTATCGGTTCTGATGCTCCTAAGATATTTATGATTCGTGCTCCTAAGTATAATAGAGCTCAAGCTGAACTTGCTTTCTTTAATCATTTCTTAGATGAAATGAATATGTTTGTTCAAGCTATTAATAATCTGTTTACAAATGAAAATGGTCGTTTTGTTACTAAAACTTCTGTAAATGGACTTATAGGTCGTGCTTATTTTGATGAAAAGGCTGTTGCTAAAATAAGAAAGAAAGGTGGTAATGATTTTACCGAAGCTATTGTTAAAAACGGTAGACTTGTTGGTAATATGTTTAAGTTTAATCGTTTATTTGATACTACAAGCTATAGCTTTGGTAAAGAGATAGAGAATGTACTATCTCTCTACGGGGGAGGTCGTGAAGGTATGCCGGCTTTATTTACTGAAACCGCTGGTGGTAAACTTCAGCTTAATGAAGATTATCTTAATAGAGAGAATAGTTTTCTTGTAGTTGATGGAAATAAAGTTAGACTTAATTTTTCTACTGCTCAAAGAAGTTATATTAAAGGAATGGTTAGTAAATGGACTACTGCTTTTCTTGAAGATTCTCGTAATGAAATAGCTGATTATATTGAAGCTCTTAAAGAACAGAAAGTTCCTCATACAGAACAGTCTATTAATAGTTTTTTACTTAATAGTGCTGTTATGAATATGAACTATGATGATATGTTTGAAGGAGATTTTAAGTATTATAATAATGCTCGTGATTTCCTTAAACGTACAAAAGAAACTCAAGCTGGAGGCGAATCTTATGAGAATTGTAGTGCTACCGATAGCATGAACGAAATTACTGATATTACTTGGAATGGTTCTCCTGCTATTATTAATATAAAACAAACTAAAAATGGTATAGCTTCTGCTTATGAAGTTCCTACTTATAACGGTAAAGTAGTCAATCCAAATGGAACTATGATTGCTCGTACAGGTTGGAGAGCTGTTACTATATATAATACTATTAAACCTGCTGATGAAGCTGATGAACTTCAGAAATTTCTTGAAAAAGAATTTATTAAGCAAGGTATGAATAGAGAACGTGCTCATAATCGTTCTGTTAAAATTGCTCAAGGTTATTGGGATAATACTACTGCCAACGATGCTCAATCATTTATTACTTTTGAGGAATTTATTCGTCGTAAAGAAGCTGAGGGCAGTCTTGATGAATATCAAGATTTAATTGCTCAAATTCTTGACCCTAATGTTTCTGCTGAAGAACTTGACCTTGATGCTATTAATACTCGTATTCAAGTTCAAAAGAATTTTTATTTTGATAAAGTTTTTGATGCTGAAACTAATCAATTTATTCCTCGTCAGATTAAAAATGCTGAATTTGTTCTTATTCCTAAACTTCTTCCTGAAGACAGTCCTCTTGTCCAAATTTATAATTGGATGAAGAAAAATGATATTGGTCAGCTTAATACTGCTGAAACTGATAAAGCTGCTAAGAAAAATATATTTACTATTTGGGATGAACAAACTGGAGAATTTGATAAAGACTTTGAGTCTAAATTCTCTGATTCTTATATACAAATTTATAAATATAAATATTTGTATAAACAACAAGATGTTCCTCAACACATGGTTAATGAGGAAAATAAACTTGGTTCTCAGATTAGTAAAAAGATTATCGATAATGTTACTACTGCTTCTAAACAGGTACAAGATTGGGCTGATGAATATCAAGAAGCATATACTGCTAATATTCGTGAAGATTTTCTTAGTTTCCTTGAATCTATGGGATGGGAACTTGATAAGAGTGGTAAGATAGTTAATAGTGAATATGCTACTACCGATGCTGATGGTAATCTTCTCAATGCAGAAACTATAAAAAGCAATAGAGAAACTCTTAATCTTACTGATTATTATGCTCGTGCTCGTCAAGAAGCTATTAGATTAGGTATGGATAGTAATTTTATGGAATATCTTATTCCTGATGAGTTTGGCAAACCTGTCATGCCTAATGCTATGAACAACGTTCAACAGAAACTTGAAAGTGTTGGTCAAGCTTTGTTTAATAAAGCTATTACTCGTCAAACTCTTCCCGGTTGGCACGCTGCTCAGATTACTGGAATTGGTTATAGTAAGAAACTTGAATTTAATCCTGAAACAGGCGTTATGCAAGTATATCTTCCTCGCTGGAGTAATCTTATTCCTAAAGGTAAAACAGTTGAGGAAAATGAAGCTATTCTTAAACAAATAGAAGAAGCTGGTCTTGATATACATCTTGGTTATCGTATTCCTACTGAAGGTAAACAATCTATATCTGTTCTTAAAGTAGTAGGATTTACTAACGACGCTCTTGGTTCTACTATTGTAGTTCCAGATGCTTGGGTAACTCAAACTGGTTCTGACTTTGATGTTGATAGTATTTATGGTATTGCTTGGGAACTTTATCGTAAGAAAGGTAAGGATGGTAAGTTTACTATTCATAAAGTTCCTTATGAAGAAGATACTACTGATGACCGTATGCTTTACGTTAATTATGTTAATCAGCGTCTTGATAACAAAGTTAAACGTAATGATTTAGGAGAAGAAATTGATAGCGTTGTTAAAGAAATAAAATCTCGTCTTCGTGGAGAACAAAAAGAAGCTAACGCTAAACGTACTGAATTTGATAATCTTTATAAGAAAGAAGATGCTACTCGTAATGAAATTTATAAAAAGCGTCTTCCCGGTTGGGCGCGTGGTATTATTAAAGATATAAACTCTACTGCTAAGAAACGAGCTAAAGAAAGTGGAATTGTAGTTGATTTAACTGATGCTTATCCTACTATTAATGAAAAATTTACTGAATATCTTAGCAATCATACCTTGCCCGTAGAGGAAGTACAAGCTGTACAAGATTATCTTGACCAGCAAACTACTCTTCTTAATATTATTAATGCTCAACGTAGTCTTTATACTTTTAACAAAGAAGATTATTTTGCAGAAAAGACTGATGCTATAAAACAAGCTATTGAAGATAATATTAATGCTTGGATTAAAGACGTTGAAATTGAAGCTGGTAAGGTAGGTATTATATCTTTTGAAGATTTTAAATCTCTTCCTTTTGTTGAACGTCTTAGTCGTCGTGCTCGTAATAATTATATTCTTGATAGAATGATAAAGATTATGAATGACGCTTCTTCTCGTGAAGAACAATATGGACGTTCTCAGTTTGAAGACATTGCTGGAGAAGACCATAGTGCTAATGATGTAATTAATAAAATATCAGGTACTGCTTCTAAACTTATTAGTCCTTATAATCCTCTTACTCAGCTTGATTATTTCGATGATGCTATGGGCGGAGCAGGTCTTAAAGCTCGTTCTGTGAATTGGGATACTATGGCATCTAAAAGTAACCGTGCTCATGGATATTTGTCTGATGGTGCAGCTGTATATGCTGTACTTAATCTCGACGGAGTATCTGCTAAAGATAGTGCTATTACTTATGATGAAGCTGATATTAAAGCTGCATATAAAGAGGATATGAAAGATTATAGTGATAACGATAAAACTATTTCTCTTGTTCCTCGTACTTCTGAAACAAAAGAATCTCCTACTCGTCGTATTTTAATTGACGAACTTGGAGAAACTCCTGTTTATATTACTGAAGAAAGATTAAAACAACTTCAACCTATTGCTGCTCGTATAGATAAGGATGATAAAGTTTTTTATATTAATTGGGGAACTTTTGTTCCGTATGCTTACGACATAAAATTTGCTCATCATTATACTCATGATGGAAGTGAAAGTATAAGACATTATAAAGCTACTGATGAAATAAAAGACCTTATTTATACTATTACTGGAGAATATCCTAAGTTTGTTAAAGGTAAAGTAGCTATAACTCAAGCTATTTGGGATTTACTTACTAACACTACGTCTAATGAGTTCTTTGCTATTATTAGTAATTATGAAGAAGTTGCTGAATATAATATCAATACTCCTCTTAAAGAACGTAAGATTACTATGAAAGCAATTAATGACTATGTTAAAAAAGAAGAGGAACGAGGTAATACTGTTACTGATGAAGAAATAGCTAAAATAATTAAGAATACTAATATTAAAGGATATAAAATTATTAGTAAATCTCGTTATCCTATTTCTAAAGCTCTTGTTGAAAGTAAAATATTTGCTAATAAATATCCTAAGGCTCATGCTGTTGCAGTCGAACTTTATAATGCTGAGAATGGTATTACTCCTACAATAGGGGAACAAAGTTCTAAACAAGTTATTGTTAAGTTCAACAAATTTGGCTGGTCTAATAACAATAAGAATATTACAGGTAATTATGTTACTACTTATACTGCTGAAACTACTGCACATCACCTTGATGCTGTAAAACGCGGTAGTATTCCTAATGTTAATGCTTATACTTTTGATATATATAAACTTATGACTTGTATAGGTCTTGACCATGAGTTTAGTGTTGGATTTATGCGTCAACCTATTATTAGTCGTCTTGTTGCTAATTATAATCTTACTAATTCTGTCTTTTTTGGTGATAGCGGCAATCCTGTTGATATGACTGTTGCTGACATAGCTTCTGACTTAGGTCTTGGTTATCAAAGTAATAAAAAGAATGAAGGTACTGTTCCTATTGATAAACATACTTCTCTTGGACGAAGCATAAAAGCCCTTAAAGAAGATGTTAATTTTGTTACTGCATTTAATAATATTTTTGGTGTAGATATTAGTTCTATGGAAAATAATGATATTATGAATATTAAGTTTCCTCTTCGTAAGGATTATATTTTCCAACGTATTAGAACTGCTGCACAGAATAGTACTAATAAAATAGATAAATCTCAAGCTACTGCTTATAATCAAGCTGCTATTGATTTAAGTATGCTTATTGCATTTAGACAAATGCAAACTACTGCTCAACATATTAATAATATTATTCAATTTAGTGCTGTTGATAAAGTTGGTGCTAAACCGAGTAATCGTGAAACACGTCGTATCCGTGATTCTGTTAATGAATATCGTACTAATCCTGTATTTAAAGTAGGTGATAAAAATTGGGCTGATGCTATGTTCCCATTAGATGAAAATGGCAACATAAATGTTAATGCTTCTGTTAATAAACCTATCGCTGCTGCTTATGCTTATTCTACTCTTCCAAGTATTCAAGTTGGTGCTCAAGTATTTATTACTGAGAATGATGATTTCATTGAAGCTGAAAATCATGCTCAACGTGTTATTGGTCATAAATTTAATGAGAAGGAATATAAAGAGTGGCGGAGATATGGAATGACGTACTTATATAATAGTATTGGCAAGCTATTAACGCCTCTTATGGTAGATGAACGAGGTAGGATAATACCATTTATCGACAAAATAAAAGAAGACGAAACAGAGCTAAAAACAGCTAACATTTACTGGAATAACGAGCGTTCCCGTATTGTTGGTTATGGTATTGTTGATGAAGGTAATTTTACTGTTGCTGACGTTAATCATCCTACTGATGCAGAACTTGCTGAATATATTAAACTTACTCCTGCTCAGAAAGTTCTCTTTATGCAGAGAAACTTCCCTGATAATCAAGGTATATTTAACTATATTAAAGTTAGTCTTCTTAATAATACTGATGTTAAAAACAAAGGTCTAAGTCGTCAATATCTTTCTTATGATGACCAAGTAGATAGTATTGAAGATTTATTTCAGTTCTTCCGTAATAGTTTTAGTAATCATAATCCTTTGATTAAACTTGCTTGTGTTGATTTGATTAAATATGCTTTTATAGCTGAAGGATTTAATTTCCGTAGCGGTTATATTACTAAGATTATTCCTAACGATTCTCTTTATACGGATATTAATCAAGGCGGTATAGATATTATTAATAATATCGACCTTGACCATGCTGAAAATAATGGTGTTGTTCGTAAATTAAGAGATTTGCCCGGTGAACAAATGGATGAAAGTTATATTGATTTATTTGTTCGTAGTCATCCTGAAATAGTTAAAACAATTCGTCTTGGTAATCTTCGTTTTAAAACTGATAATGAAGGTAATGATAGAATGATTCCGAGTCCTACTCAAGCATTTATATCTGCTACTCGTCCAGATGGTCTTGTTGTTCTTGATAATACTTCTCAAAATTCTATGACTCAAGCTCTTATTGATAAATTAAGACTTAAAAATAGAGTTAATGGATATATTAAAGTAAACTTTCCTACTAAGAATGAAAATAGAGATAATGTTCTTTATCTCGTTGTAGGTGGTAATCCTATTGACCCAAACAATGAGAAAACAGATTATAAAGATTATTATCTTGTTCCTCTTAATCTTCTTGAAAAATATGAAACTTATGAAGTTTCTTATAATGAACGATTTAATCGTTTTAATGTTCAAGATTATTACACTGATAAATGTAATGAACTTGAAGCTGCTACTGAAGCTCGTAGAACTGTTGGTAGTAAAACTATTATAGCTGATGCTAATCGTACAGTTATAGCCACAAAGCAAAAAATTGGTACATATCGTCCCTCTACGGGCAAGTTGGAAGAGGTTATGGAAAATCCAATGGCTCTTCAAGCTATGGCTACAAGTTCTGACGGTTTCCTTAAAGGTGGTGCTCAAATGCTTACCAAACCTATTGCTGAAAAAATGATTCCGAGAGTTCTTGCGAATAATTATAACGCAATGTATATACTTGATAACAATACTCTTATTTCTCAATATATACCTGAAGGTAAATCTACTGTTCAGCGTATATTTGATGAAAATAATAACTCTATGGAATTTACTATTGCACATCTTCCTAAAAAGAATAAGATTCGTGGTCAGCTTAAATCAGTTCTTGATGGTAAAACTAATATAGAAACTGAAAGAGGAAAAGACGAATATAATTATATTGTTAAACAACTTAAAGATACTGCTACTTCTCCATTGTCTGCTAATATTTATAGAGTTACTCCAGTTAAACGAACTAACGAAGAGCAAAAAGAAACTATAAGAAATGCAGCTACTGTAATGATTGATGACAATATTGAAGATACTATCAATAGAGATGATGTTATCGGCAACTCTGCCCGTAGAGGGACAGACATTGACAACGTATCGGCTGCTATTATTAAACAAATTACTTTTGATGCTCGTAAAAATAATAGTAATGTAGCTACTACTTTCATTCGTAATATAGAACGTAGAGGAGTTAATAAAAACTTCCGTAGTAGTCTTGCTGAAAATAGAGGAAATATTTATACTGCTGCTGCAAGATATTATCAAACTGCTGCAAACACTCTTATTAATAAAATTAATAGCTTTGAACTTCTTGGTGAAAATTATGATATGAGCGAAGAGAAACTTTATGATGTTCTCGCAGAATATCCAGAGTATTTCTCAGAAATTGCTAAAGTTATTCTTGATGCAGTTACTTTTGGCAATAGAGTAGATACGATATTTGCTCTTGATGCTTCAGCAGAAGATAAAGATACTAAAGAAGCTATTGAAAGTATTAGAAGAAGTATTAATAGTCTTAGAACTAATACTAAAGTTCGTATGGCTATGAATAATCTTATTAATATATACTTTAAACGATATTCTT